TTTTCATCGCCTCATAGCGATAATCCCGAAAGAACCGGGGATTCTTCGGGAGTCCTTTGAGTTGCCCCTTGTTGAAATCCAAGAGACTTATTGCTAAAATTGTTATTTCTGTCATTGCTATTACTTTCTTCATCACAAAACGTCATCACGAATAGTCATAGACAAAACCTACAATGCTTGCCGGCGCTTTTGCTCCAGAGCGTCCCGGAGCAGCTTTTCTATATCCTTGCAACCAATGCGCTGAAGATAGGTCAAGGCGGCAATTATCACATCGGCCGTTCCCTCCTCTTTCTCGTTCCATCCTTCAAGGTTGACACTCCTGAATGAAGTAGCATCGCACAACTCTCTCCAGCACCGGGAGATGTCGTACAATGTGGTTGTAGGAGAGGACAGCGGAGTAATCTTGCCATTGGCAATCGCTACCTCTTCGCATTGGACTGCAAATTTTTTCAGAGGTATGGCCATTGGTAAAGATTGGGGTTAGTGAATGACTGGTTTAAGGCCCGTAGCCTGCTCAATGAGTATTGGGAGGAGATTTATTATTTGGCACCATAGGTTTAATGAGCGATTTTATTGTTGTTCCGCACAGCTTTTATCACAGCACCCATCACGAATACCAGAGTAATAAGGCCGAGTGCTACTGGAATCCATAGCGGCGATGTAATCCACCACCATGACCATGTGAGAACTTTCGTGAGTTTCAACACGAGAAATACGATGAAGAGCAGCACCATCAGCGCGGCTCCTTTTTGACCTGATTTTTTCATGTCGATTTTGAATTTGTTAGTCAAATAATGACGGGACTAAGATTTCCCTTTCGGCTTTCTTGATGTTCTGGACTGCGGTCGCAAAATAGCTGTCTTTGAGTTCGCAACCGATGCCACACCGATTGTTCTTGACGGCCATATAGATTTCAGATCCGATGCCAAGGAACGGAGTAAAGACAACCTCTCCCTCATTGCTCCAAAGATGAATAAGCCGGTTTATTACTTCGAGTTGCAGGGGACAGATGTGCTTCTCATCGCCCTGCGCCGTTCCCTCCTTGCCGTTAAGAACGTCGGTTCGTTTAATATCCATCCATACCGGGGACGCCCACTTCTGCCATGTTTCAAGTGGAAAGTTTTCCCGGTTTAGATTTTGAACAGGCATCCAGTCGGCCTCGTTGCCTTCCCACTTTTTGAAAATGGTTATGTATTCGGCCATCCCGATTCCGGTTTTCGAGCTGTCTGATGTTACCTGCTTGTAGAGCAACCGCTGTGTCTTCGTGCGCTGCATCTCCAATACAGGGTCACACCATATCGTTATCTTTGAGTGCAGCTTGAACCCCTCGGCGAGAACGGCGCGTGTATGTTCGCCGGTGAAGTCGTACATACCCGTATAACCGGAAGAGTTTTTATATACGCCGAGGTCTTTTGTGTGTACGCACATCAAACGGCCCGGTCTGAGTATTCGGTAGAGTTCTTTCAGCAGGAAGGCGTATTGTTTGAAAAAACTTTCATGATCTTCGTTGTTCCCCATGTCGTGAATATAGTTCGAGTAGGTGAACAACGAACTGAATGGAGGCGAGAAGATTATGAGGTCAACGCTGTCGTCCGGGATTCTCGCTATTTCGATTGTGGTATCACCTTTCATAAGGAAAACCTTGTCATCTCGATATTCCTCATAGGTATAGTCGTTGAGAAGCCCGTAATTGTGTTCGTTCACGTTACGGTTTATCTCGCGCTGCATTTCTTCAAACTTACGCTGTTTTTCTTCGATGACTGTCCTTGTGTTCTGCATTGTGTCGGTTATTATGAGGTGGATGTTGACATCGCCATTGCGCCCAAAGCGATATGAACGGCGTACCTGCTGATAAAAGTCCTCAAAGGAGAAGTCCGGCGCCGCGAAGATTTGTGTGCCGCAGCTCTGAAAGTTCATGCCGTATCCGCATATCTTCGCTTTCGATATGAGGATTCTGATTTTGCCGGCCGCGAAATTAAGCAAACGGCGCTCTTTGTCGGTATCCTTGTCATTGCCTCTGACTTCTACGGCATCCGGCAATAAAGAGCGTAAGATTTCTCCCTCCTCGTTCTGCTTAATCCATATCAGCACTTGCCCCTCCGTTTCTCGTGCGAGTTTTGCAGCGAGTTCCAGACGTTGCTTTTTAGTTTTACGGAGTTCTGCATTGAAATTCGTTGCATTGACGATGCCTTGGGCAAACAGCATTCCCGGCTGGGGATCCGTCTCTACTTGGTGCTCGTGGTAGTGAAGCGACGGTAATACGAATTTCTTCCCGGTTTCGACAAATCCAATGTCAGCCGGATTTTCAAAAACTATGGCCCATGATGCTATCCAGCCATAGAAGTCTGCCTTAGCATGTCCTTTGAGCCGATAGTTATTCATGCCGTCCTCGCGCACGAACCACTTAGAGCGCATATCCTGCGCGTCAAGGACGTTGAGAAATTCTGCGTGATTTCCGATTTCGTTGAGGTCATTGGGTGATGGAGTGGCCGAGCAACACAGTTTATAGAGGGTATGTTTGAATTTATCCGTCAGCTCACGGCGGTAACGACCTGTAAAGTTCTTCAGTATGGAAGATTCATCAAGTACCACACCGACAAATTGAGACTCATTGACATGATCTATCTGCTCATAGTTGATGATTACGAGTGAATCACTCTCTGTCATATCGGCATGTCTGACTATATGATAGCCAAATTTTGCACCCTCGGCTATGGTTTGCTTGCTTACCGACAATGGAGCCAGAATAAGTACGGGGCGCTTCTCATACTCAGATACACGTTTGGCCCATTCAAGTTGCATTAAGGTCTTGCCTTGACCACAACCGGCGAAAATGCCTCCTTTGCCAAGTTTGAGCATCCGGCGAACGCAATACTTCTGAAAGTCGAAAAGGAACGGCGAAAGGTCGTTGTCCGCAACCTCAAAACCACTCTGTATCACCGCTGTCTTTTTTGTTTCCAAAAATTTCAGATATTCATCCATAAGGGTATGATTGACAGCGGCACGACTCATAGAGCCATGCCGCCATTTATTGATGATGTGTTGGAATTGAGATTATTTGATTAGTGTGCCATCGGTCTTATACCCGAGGTCTTTCAGTTTCCCGGCGATTTTTTCAAGTTTGACCCTTGCTGTTTCCTCTTCTTGATCACGCATAAGCTGACACTCGTTCTTGTCCCATTGAGATAGTATTGTAAAGTGGAGCCAATCAGCAAGGCCGTCGATATTGGTTTTCATATATTCGCGGAGCGCCTGACGGATGATGATGTTGCGGATTCCGGGGGTGTCGCGGAGGTATGACATCTTATTACCGTCAAGAATGTTGTAGAACTCGTTTCGTTCCTCACATCTCCAGTCTGTCATTCTGGCGAGTATTATAGCCAACATGGCTATTTCCTCATCGGATGAAAGAGGATTGGAGCCGTCGGCGGCATAGGCTTTTATCTGGTCTGTATCACAGAACTTGCGCATACGCTCTCCGATTTTCTCTTTCATGATTTCCTGACCTCGCTTGTATTTTTCAACAAGCTTCATAGCATCGATAGAGGTTGCAGAAATTCCTGAGGCCCCGTCGGCGGTAGCCTGCTTGGTGGTTTTGATGCGGTGATACTCAACCTCCACTTTTACACTGTCATAGTTGAACAGCGAGAGGCATGGATAGCATTCTCCTTTTTTGAGCATGGTTTCAACCCGTGGGTCATCATCCTCGTAGTAGACCTTGTTCTGAAACACATCATCATATTTGAGGACTTCATACCCGAGGGCCTTAAGGCGTTTGAACACTTCTTTTTTGAGCTGTTTGGTCGGCTCGCTGCAATAAGTCTCCTGGTGTATTATTACCATCTTGCCGCTCTCCAAAGGATTGCCCGCTTTCACGAGTCGGTCGGCATATTCTTCAACAGAGCGGATGATGTATTCTGCCTGTTTGCATGTGAAATTATCGCGGTTGGTGCATCGGCCGGCATCCTGACTTTTCATTTCCCAGAACAGACAGCCATGATTGGCCGTGTTGAATGTACATTCGGAACATTTCCGGCCACAGCCTCCATCAAAGTCCTCGTCTGCCTGATTGTCGCTCTGGTACCACGGAGATTTTTGTATCGACATGAACAGGGAGTTGATGAAACTTTCCGCAGACGATTTGGAGTAGCCGTTTATGTTGGCCGAATAGGAATTTGCATATTTGCGCTGTCCGTCCTCATCGAGTTTGCAGATTATCATGGCTGCCGCGATGCTCATTTTTTCCTCCTTGACAGCAACCATCAATTCGGGAATGAGAGAGTTGAGTTTGCATCGGTCTTGGATAAAGCGAATGCTCTTGCCGAATTTGAGTGCAACCTCCTCGACAGTCCTGCCGTTCTTGATGAGCTGACCAAAAGCAAATGCCTCTTCCATCGGGTCAACATCCTGACGTTGGAGGTTCTCGGTTATCATGGTCTCAAGAGCTTCCTCATCGGTCATCTCTCGTATTATAGCCGGAATGGACTGGAATCGGTCATACTTTTTGCGATGAGCCGCTGTCTGTGCAACATTGATTTCATCTTCCCGGACTTTGAGCAGACAGAAAGCGCGATAACGGCGCTCACCACATACGATTTCAAAGCCCTCGGCATGAGGATTTGTCCGCACTGTTATTGGCTGTATAAGCCCTTGCTTTTCGATATTGGCGGCAAGTTCCCTGACTGCCTCTTCATCGAATGTCTTTCTTGGATTCATCGGTGATGGTTTCACCGTGTCCAATGGGATTGATCGAAAGTTCATTTTGATAGTTTATTGGTTTGACTTGTAGTTTGTTATACTGTAAAGTTAGGCATAATTTTCAAGAGTTGCAAACAGATTGACCACCATTTTTACGCCATTTTACAGCCATGAATAGTTATCACCGATACGCTTCCACGGCCTGTGCAATATTGAGAAATACCCCCTGCGTGCGGTTTCCTCGAACATTGGCATATCCTCCGGCGCTATCTCGCAGGGCGTCCATCCGTTGACTGTTGTATAAGTGGGGAGTTTGAACCGTTCCCTAATCAGCCTTATGGATTCTGTATCTCTTGTATGCCAGATTATTGTGATTCCATTATGGTTCGATGTATCCATGATTCTTTCTTTCGTAACCGAGATTAAACAGCCACCACACCTCTCTAAAATCATCAAGTGTAAAGTCTTTTGAGCGGAAGTTGACAGAATAGAAGCTCGCCATGCGCTCATAGGCACTATACTGACGCAACCATCGGATATATTCCGGATCATTACGCCGTCGCCGGTCATTTTCCTCTTTATGCAGACGGCTCAATATTGCCCGTCGGTCATCACAAAACTCTTTCAACGCGCAAGTGATGGTGAGCGGATCCACGGCGCCATAGAATTTGCCATACTCTCCGGCCTTGAACTTGCGAAAGAAGTACATTATCTCGGTAACTTTCAAATAATGGTACTCCTCAGCCACAATGTCTATAAGCGACTGTATCTGATGGTCGGTCAGTTTGTCCTTACAGCCGGAAAAAGCGGCAAGCTCGGTTATCTGTATGTCAAGCCAGTTGTCGCGGGCATCATCTCCGAATGTGGTTGCAACAAGTCCGAGGCTCGGAGCATTTCCCCTGAATGTGTTTACAAGGTCTTTCGTCAGTACCACCTGCCGGCCGGGGTTGAAATATGAGAGGAAAGTATCTTCATTTCGGTAGACCGCCAGGAGGTTCCTCGCCGCCGGAGAAAGTTGAGCGACTGCGCCGCCATTGGATACGCTGGGCAAGTTTGAACTGTTCATCTGCAAGGGTATCTTCGGGAGTATGTCGCTGAGTGGTAATGATTGGCTCATGTTGTTTGGGATGTTTCAATTCTTTTTCTTTTCGCAATATCCAGTCGTTGGCAAGGCTTTCCCAATTCATAACTTTCCGGCCATTGCTTTTTACCCAGCCTTGCGAGTCGTAGTAACTGAAAAATGAATCAGACTCAATCTCCCAATCAGAAAGACGAACATCTGCTTGCCGCCGGAGAAAGTAAGACCTGACCTCATCTGGTGTCGGGGGCGAAAACTCAACAAGCCGGGCGGCTTTCACACCTCTTGACCTCGATTTCTCAAATTCTTTTTCTGAAAAAAGACTATCCTCGACCGACTCTCTCGCTCTTGTCCCCCTTTGGGGATTAGGGGGATTATCTTTAGTCTTATTTCTTTTTTCTTCTATATATAAGGTGGAATTTTCAGTTGTGTTTAGATTTGTGTTTAGCGTTGTGTTTAGCATTGTGTTCAATTTTGTGTTTACTGATTGAACACAAATTTTTTTAGCTAACTCTTTGTCTGTAATTTTGGCGCCACAAATCAGATACACCGCCTTTCCGCTTCCAACCCCTTTTCCGAACTCTATCAGACCACGTTGCTTGAGCTTATTTCTAATTGCCGATATAGTGGCACGCGTGAATCCAAGCATAAGCTCCAAATCCCGCGTTTTAAATTCAAATGGGTTAATCCAGCGCCGAATGTTGCACTGATGTAGCAGGTAGAAGTACATCGTGGCCTCATTGCTTGAGCATGGATTGAACCTCGTAGAATCCCAAAAAGAATTAAGCAGCTCTATGTAGGTCATTGGTAGGTTGGATATAGATTGAGGGCCTTGTTAATATATGGCTGGGGATTGGTTTGAAGATATAGACAGACAGCCTTAACAAATTCCACTAATCCATGACACACTACATAGGTACTGCCATGTTCCTCAACAAGACTCTGCCATTCGATTTGTTCATCGGACTGTTTACCGGCCCGGCTTCCTTTGCGCTTGGGTACTTTCATCTCGATGCAGAGTGAAGATTTACCCCCTTTGGGAAACAAGAGTATGAGGTCGGCAACACCTTTGACCTGCCCCTCATACACCATCTGGGCACCGGCTCTGGCGCCGCGCCATCCGCCATTGGGTACCGCAAAGAGTAGATTCGCCACTTTGGGGAATGTTCGCCGAAACCAATTCACGCAAATATGCTGAATCTTGGACTCCGAGTATGTCTGCTCCAATTCGAGTATTTCTTCCTCAGTCATGTTCGTTATAGTTTTCCGTATGCTGGGCACACTGGTTAAGTAGTTTGATTATTTGCTTGCTACTGGCCACGTTACAGTCCTTGTCATCAAAATTGCCAAAGCACTCCCACTGCTCACCAAAGAGGCCGACAGTGTGGTGTAATAGCAATACTCGGCCATTCCTCACCAGCCACTTGAAATGCTTTTTCATAGTCGGGTACTGAACAGGTTCATAACGTTGTTCACAATATCCTCGTCTATCTGCGTGGTGGTACCCGTAACCTCGTTAGCGATGTCTTTCTTGGTCTGAATGACTTTGTACATATACTCGTCAATGGTCTTATCTCCGAGAAAATAGTAGCAGTTGACGGCATTCTTCTGACCGTTACGGTGGCATCTGTCCTCTGCCTGCTCACAATCGCTATACGTCCAGGGGAATTCGATAAACCCTACTCGGCTCGATGCCGTAAGGGTCAGACCTGTACCGCCGGAGCGGTAGTTGAGGATAATGAGCTTGCAGTCGGGGTCGTTCTGGAATTTATCTACGGCGGTCTGCTTTTGAGTGGTGTTGTCAGACCCCGTTACTGTCACGGCATCCGGGAACTCGGCTTTAAGCGCGGCCACTACTTCTTTCAGATACGCGAACAGCACGAGCTTTTCTCCACCGTCTATCACGTCATGGATAAAGTCTGACACAGCTTTTACCTTACCACGGGCGGCTATCTCTTTGAGAATACCCATACGCACCATAACCTCGCCTCTCATTGCACGGGATATTTTGTCATCATCAGCATTTTTGTATTGACGCAGGTATTTGAGGAAATTATTTTCCGCATCCTGATACTCCTTGCGGTTGGTAATCTCGCAAGTGATATACTGGCGCATCTTGTCGGGCAACTGGGTAAGCACCTTCTGTTTCTCTCTGCGGAAAAAGCAACAACACCACAGAAGGTAGTGCAGCTCTTTCATGTTGGAGGACTGTTTGGGGCCGTCACAGAACCGAGCGACAAAGTGCTTGTAGCCTCCGAAATCGTCAATTCGTCCGAGTATCTTCAGCTGTTGGATAAGGTCGGTGTTGTTGTTGACTACCGGGGTGCCGGTCAGGGCGAATATCCATTTTTTACCCCGGCAGATACCCTCGACAAATTTCGACTGCTGGGTTTTAGATGATTTGCATTTATGGCTCTCGTCTATGATTACCGATTTGAAAAGCCGGACACGTTCATCAAACTCTATTGATGCAAGAGTGAAGCGAGTGGAGTTCTTAACCCTTACCACAAAGAACTTTTTAAGGCTCTCATAGTTGGTAATGAACACCGGGCATATTGCCTCGCCGTCCGGCCTTTTCAATTCCCAGAACCTATCCCAGCTCGCACGGTTGGAATCATCGAGTATTACAGCATTGATACCGGCGAACTTCTTGAATTCACGTTGCCAGTTCACTTTGAGTGCTGCCGGACATATAACAAGCACCGGGAATGTTTCACCGTACGTCATAGCCTCCTTATGAGCCTTGACTATGGCACAAATGGCCTGAAGTGTCTTGCCGAGACCGGGTTGGTCGCCAAAAATACAACGTTTGCTGTCGAGAGCGTAGCGAACACCCTCCAACTGGTATGAATAAGGAGTGTACGGCGGAAGAATGTAATGGTCTCCGACAAACTCCTTCATTGGAGGGATTTCATACGTCAAGTCGTGGGTTTCGCTACGCCTTGCAACGTGGGTGCAAAATCGCTTTGCCACGGCCCATGCCGCGAACTGCTCTACATACCACCGAGAATCATATCCCGGCGGAAACTGAGGACTCTCTTTTTTGATAACCCATTCCCGTTCCGAACCGTCCCATTGTCGGGTCGGTATTCTCTTTACAAGGTCTATCAATGCAGGATTGTATTCAAAAGAGAGCCTGAACGTGCCGGGAGTTTCGGTAACGTATATAGGTTTCATAGGTTATGCTACTTGTTCGGCAGAGTCTTTCGGAATGTCGGTGATTGTTTCCACCTCGGCCGTTATTCCGGCATTCGCAAACGGATCTTCTTCATTGTCGAAATCCAACTCGGTCTGCTTGACTGCCCATTTGCGTTCAAGGATGTACTGCTCGACTTCGTAGAAGAACGCATCGATGGCAAAACGGAAGTCGTCTGCCCTGGCCCATCCGCTGTCAACCGCGTCAAGATCCGTGGGAGGAGTGTTGAGGTTAAGCACCTTTGAAGTCATAAGGGTGCGCCGACCTGTCAAGGTCGCTATCGGGCAGTTGTTATCACCGCTGAGAGATACGCCCGATACATCAAGACGGCGCATGAGGTCGATGTTGTCCTGAGAGTTGGCATCTTCCCAGTCATAGCGCTCCGCCTCCTTCTGTTCAGTCAGCTCGGCGAAATAAGGGATAAGCTCGGCAAGGCGAGTTTTGAGATCCACATGGACGGTATTCTTGCCTTTTATGGTAATCTCGTTGCCGTCCTCGTCGATGTAGGTGGCCTCAACGGTACTACCTTTTGTCAGTTTGGCTTTTTTAATCTTAATGCTCATTGTTAGAAATTTAGTGTGAAAAAATATCGGATGGCCCGTTTGGGCCACCCGATTGTTACCTTACCTTATATTCGTCAACGAATGACTGATAATGCCTGTCTGCCGGGAGTGGCAATGTGATTCCGAACTCCGAGGCGGCATCGGCCTTGACCTTTTCCAGATAGTTTGTCATTTGCAGGGTGTTGAGGTCGGTAGTGCTGCCGAACACCCTTACCCATCTGTTTCCTACAGCTACGTCACGGCTCAGGAACTTTGCCTTGTAATAGTCATGGAAGTCCTCTTTCGGAGTGCCCGTTGCTTCCTCCATACATTTGTACCACATCCACATCAGCGAGTTTTGGGAGATGGTGCGAGGCTCTGTCTTTCTGACTATCCTTACCGTGTAAACTCCGTTTCGGAGCAGTGAGCATAGGTACTCAAATGATTTATCCATGCTCACCACTCCGTCACGTTTGGTGAGTATCGCCTCTGCCATCAGCGGAACGGCAGACCTTCGGGACCGAGATTACCACTTGGCTGCGGTTCGGGCATCGGTGCCGGGGCTGGCTGAGGATAGCTGTTGGCATACCCTCCTTGATTGGGGTAGGATGGCTGTGGAGGGTGTGGATAACCGGCCTGTGGCGGATATGCAGGTTGAGGTGCATAGCCTGGTGCAGGTGCATACTGCTGTTGAGGAGTGCCGGGAAATGGAGAGGGGGCAGAAGCCGAGGGTTGCCCCGTAGGTTGTGTTGTCTGCTGTGCCTGATATGGAGCAATAGCCATACCCTTTATGGTGTTGAAATATCGCCCTTGGTACTCTCGTCCGTTGATGAAAGCCTCGACTGTCACCCGTTGGCCGGGAACGAAATTGTCAAGTTGCGAAATTTTATCGCCGGAGAACTCGATGAGGACGAAATTAGTATAGGTGTTGCCGTCCTTAGTCCATGAGTCATCGAGTATGAGTTCTCGCTTTTGGAAACTTTGACCGCCATTCCTTGACGGAATATCAATCACCGGCGAGATGAAGTGAATGAGGGCGGTTGCGGTAAATTTAATCATTACTTTTTTTATTTGAGGGTAAACCCGCCCTTTGTGGGCTTGTTGATGATATACTGTTCGTATAGGTCAGGATGGTCTTTTTTTAACCTTGCAGAGTCAAATGTGGCTCTGGTGCTGTCGGCTGCGATAGTGGCCTTAAATTGTCCGCTGTCCCACGACTTTATGCCATGTTGTTCCATTGCCATGCGGAGAGCGGTTTTCGCATCTTCGAGTTTGGCCTTGGTGTCTTTTTCCAATGCCAGGAGGCCGGCAATATATGAGATGACATTCTGCGGTACGACAGGTAATATTTCATTATTAGTGGCCGGCAGATTGGGGGTTATGCCGAACACAGATGGATCATGATGTAAATAGACAGGATTGCCGTCTATGAATATATACTCTGTGGACAGCAGTTCTCTTACGAGTTCCGAGGGTTTACGCTGGATAACCCAAAACGCAGCTCTATCCTGACGGAGCCAGTTACAGGCCAATCCCTCGACCTTGATGCCGGGATTCTCGGCCTCAAACAACTCGGCATATACCGACAGTTGCCACGACAGATACTCTTTTAAGGCATCTTCCCGATTGTTGAAATATGCAGGGTTGAAATAACCGCATAGAGGATAGCGGTCGAGGTTGTTGCTTTTGGTGTCAACGAGCCATATCCCGTTAGTGCTGACCCTCTGCCAGACGTTATCTATCTGCGAGGCATATTTGTCATTGTCAGATACTGTCAGCTCGTTTGCGAGTGGAATAAAACCGTTGAGGTGCCTGATGTAGTTGTCAAGTTCACGGCTCACATCCCACTCCATCACTTCGTAATGGTCGCCTTGTCGGGTGTTGACAGTCTGGATTGTTTGCCGTACTCCCAACTGGTCGTAGGTCTGAATTGCGTGATGAATTGCGGTGCCACGGCTTCCGGCTTTTGGAATGAGGAAGTCTTTCACATAAGGGTCGGCCTCGGGATATACACCCAATCCGAGGATTGAATGTATAAGACCCGTAATGCCGAGCAACCTTTTCTCTCCGAGTCGGTAGCGGTGTGCTCCCTCGTCAAAGATTACAGGGGATTGCTTGAACGGTATCATTTTGCACCGGGGTTTTTAATTTGCTGAATTTTAGTGCAGGCTGCATTATAGAACTCGGTACCGTTCATGCAGAGTGCCGGAGCCTCTTTGGCCCATTTGCCCCATAGCTCCTGAAAAGCCTGCTCGGAGGTTACTGCGTTCAATTCTGAGAGAGCCTGTTGGAGTTGCGCGCCGGTAAACGCGACTGCCGAAGTCCCGCCATTTTGTTGCGAGTATTGGCCGTTTTCAGTCCTTGTGTACTGCTCATATTTGCTTTCGTTGTGGCCGGTGGCTTTTTCCCCATACCAGATGTCAGCACCTATACCGAGCGGTTTCATGGCGATTGATAGAGCGTCTGTAAGAGCCATCTTGTACGCCTCATCATTAATGTATGGCCCTTTACTCTCAACAGTGACCACAGCCGAGCCACCGACACCGGGAATAGCGTCACTCCATTCTTTTGTTTCGGGGTCACGGACGAATAACGAGATATTGCAGAATACCTTGGCTTCTTGTCCGTAAGCCTCGACCCACTGGCGGTCAATGGTGTATTTCCACCCGAAACCGACCGGGCCGAATATTTCGGTGAGCCGTTTCATTCGCCACATCGGGTTTATGTCGCTCATTCCTTTGAGTCGACCGGCCTTAATTGGTTTTAGGGCATTGTCTGGCACTGTGCGCCCTTGATTGTAGAAGCGGAGGTTGGTTTTGAGAACTGCCAGAGCTTCATTTTGCTCTTCAACCTGCTCTTCTTGTTTTGTTTTTTCCTTAGCCATAGGAGGTAAGTTTATTAGTTTGACTTGTTATATCTTTGGTTCTGATATACAGTAAAGTTAGTCATAATCAACGAGTTACACAAACTGATTGAACGCCATTTTTACGCCTTAACATTTACTGACATTTGATTCCAAAACGAGGTGCATAGAACTCAAAGTTCCTACGCTCGCAATCTACATCTTCGGAATACCACTCGGCGTCTGCATACCATTCCAAAAAGCAACTCCAGCAATACCAATGATTGAGAACTGCTATATAAACACCCTTATCAGATGGCAAGAATGGTTTGCCACACCAATCACAGATGCAGATGTCGGAGCCGACTGCGTTCATCAGCTCTCCGGCGGTACATTCTATGAGTAGGAATTTGCCGTATGTGATTTGTTTAGCCATTGCTCTTGATGTATTTAAGAATTATGTTTGACAATGAGATTACTTTCCGGCACATATCCTCATCAAACATTCCTATGTGGGTTAGCTCAATCGGGAGTCCAAAAGCGACGGACAATACCTCATAGGCGGCTGTCCGTTTGAGGTAGCCATCTTTCCAGATAGGGTCGAAAGCCTCGTGTGCCAGATGTTTCAGTTCTCGCAATTCTTTGTTCGCAACCCTGCCGAGCGCCTTGTCAGTGCCTTTGTGACAGCCGACCCATGCACCGCACGGCTCGCAGATGTAGCACTTTGAACCATATGAGCGCCCATAGATTTGGGAGTCCTCAACGAGTTTAGTTGGATTTCCACAATACGGGCAGCTCCAGCCGAGTAAAACAAGCAGATCATCTTTCAGATTCATTTTTAACGTGGTTTGCTACTTCGGCAAATGCGGCGGTGAACTTGTCTATATCTTCAGTATGAATGAAGATTCGTTGTCGCTCCTTTTTGCCGGGACTGCGGTCTATCGGAATCTCAGAGATAGAGATATAGGGCTGACCCTTTTTGTCTTTGTGCGCGTCAATGTAATAGATACGAGTACCGGCACTGACACGCACAGTCTTTGTCGGTTTATCCATATTGATGATGTGTTTTGATGATGTAGTCGGGAGAGTTGGACTCGAACCAACTTGTCAGCTATTCGATATGCGTCCCGTCGCCCTGTGCGATGCCCATACCCGTATTTACCGACGCCAGCCTCTACTGGTAGCACTTGCCGTGTGCAATTCTCCCGTAAGAGAAACCGGACTATCTTCACAGACTGTCCGGCAGTTAATGATATTATTCTAAAATAGGGGTTGTAGAGGCGGTGGGAGTCGAACCCACATTAACCACTATCGCGCTTGGTACCAACGTTTACCACCTCCATATAGCCGAGATTACCCGCCCGGCTGTCGGGGTTTGAAAAAAGGTGATGCCGCGACCCTCACGGGCACTCAAAGGCAATCAGTATTTGACGAAATATTTCACCCTCGCGGGTTTGTACCTATGTGGTTATTTCCTTTTTCTCATGTTCCGGCAATTTCGCAGAACCTGAGCGGCGTTGCAGTGCCACTTACCGTTCTGCACATTATTTGGCTTGTCGGCCTCGATAGCGCCGGAGGCTATCAAGTCCTCCAATTTCTTTACCCCTCCGACAATTTTTGCCGAGAGGTCTTTGCTGAATGTTTCGCCGGCCATTACTGCGAAAATATTTTCAAGCTGAATAGCCTCGGGATTCACCGCTGTTGTTTGAAACTTTCCCATAGGCTCATGCTATTCTTATGACATCAACGCATTTTTCATCATAGTTGATTTGCGTTTTCCAACTTCGGCCTTCCTCTATACGCTCGTTCACAAGTGAGGTAGAGGGAGTGGCACGAATGGTGCTGTATTTGTATCTGGAAAGTGGAAAACGAACCGTCTCTCCGACGCCCATATTTCTGAACTCCTCAGTAATGCCGAGGGTTGCGATTCTTAATTCTTTGGTTTCCATATTGGTTAAATTTTAGTTTGGAACGGTGGCAGGTGACGACCCTGCATTAACCACTATCGCCCGGAGGCTACACCGCTCGCCGAAAATCATTAACTTTGTATCGCCAAATAAAAACTAATGATTATGAGTTACGATTACATAAGTGAGGCCAAGTCTCTAAGACAGTCATTCATAGATTACATAAACGGACATCGAGGCTCCATGACAAACGAGGCCCGTGAGGGTTTGAGGGAAATAATGGTTGATATAAAGATGCTGCTTTACTCATACGATCCCGAAATGCCTCTGACAGAGATTTCGCGCTCGTTCCCGAGTTCTGACAGATGCCTTAATCCAGGATTCTATGGATGTGACGATTCAACTACATCAGTCATCGTTGTCAGGACACTTGACAAATTCATCAAGCATCTTCACCGTAGACAAGACGCTTGACCTCGGCTTTCAAATCCCGAGTTTCTTTTTCAGGCAGTTTCGCCATCTCTATATGGGATTCAAGACTGGCGGCAATAATAGGACGCATATCTCCAAACCGATGTATATCCCGGACTGTTATGCCTTTAATTGAGATGTCGATTGTCATATTATCGTCGCATGGGAGTATGCGAGAATCCGGGGTTGAAATAGTTATAGACGTTTCCATGTTGTAGGATTATTTGAATTGAATAGGAACGATAGGCGGACTCGAACCACCGACCTTTGGCGTGTGCCAACGCTCTACCACCTGAGCTATATCGTTCTTAATATATGATTGTATGGCCGATACCATTTGAAATCAAGTTAACACCGGTCCATTTGCCACGGGCGGACACGCCTCAACCCGCTCCCGGTCATTTTCGGCATAAGCACCGGGAGATATTTCTTATCACGTACACGGCCTACCGTGTCGCTCATCACCGCATCGGCATCATCCATCGGGCTTGACCGCGTTATGCAGTGGAATCTTCACTACGTCAAGGTTCTCTTCTTTGGCAGTGGGAGAGGTAGGACTCGAACCTACGACCTATCGAACTTGTACTTGTGTGGCCACGCTGCTCTAACCAACTGAGCTACTCTCCCATTTTGAATCCCCTTTCGGGGCCGGGTCTCTCTTGACCCTCGGCATTGCTCACTCCTGAGCGCCGTGAATTGGTTTGACTTGGGCGGAGATTATTCTTTGGGGAATATTGAGTCTACAAGAGTGCCGATGGCTCGGATTTGTTCCTTGATGCGGTTGCTCTTGTTTGCATACTTCAGATACAGTTCGCGGTAATAATCACGGTCTTTCTTCACATTCTCATCCGCTGCGGTTATTTCGGCAATGATGTTGTTATGCTTTTCGGCCATACTGTTAGTCTGTTCAATCAGACGATAGGCGATTTTGCGTAGCGTCTCGACATCGACAGCCGCTGTATTGATAAGGTTGAGGAGATTATCATCATCAACCTCAATGGGGGCAATGTAGAAATCAAGGCCTTCATTGTCGATGAATTTGCCTACATCATTGGCAAATCTGCCATCTATCACGATGACCCGCAATTCAGGAAAGAGTGACACGTTGCCCATGAGCAGAGCCGCATAAGCTGCGAGTTCATTGTATGAACCGTCATTTTTAGCTTCGTAGCGGTAAGGTGTGGATTGTTCCATTTTGGTGGTTGGTTTATTGGTTTGACTTGGGAGGGTTATTTGAAAAAGCGTTCAACGTATCCGCCGAGAATGACGGCTATTGTAGCCTGGGCGAGTGATATATCACGGTGGTCATCAAGCGCACCTTTTGTGTGCTGCTGAAAATGGTGGAAGCGGATAACATTTTCAGCGTTCTTTATGTCGCGTTCCATGACCACAGCCTGTATTCGTTTGAGATAGCAGGCGACATAGGAATTTGCTCCGAATTGGAGATTGGCTTCTTTGTATTCCTCGGACGATGGTCGCATCTTTTCGAGAGTGTGCATGGCGTTATCGGCCACATTCTCGCGTTCTGCTATGTCCTGACTGATAGCATCAAGGATAGCATCAATTTTTTCTTCCGTTGAGGTCATATTGATTATTGTTTGATTAGTCTGATATTTCGTCAAGGGTCTCTGTAATCACATACCATTGAAAGCGGCAATTATTCAGTTGCTCATCAGAGAGGGAGCAACAGTGTTTGGTGGCGTAGAAAAACAGAGCCGGTGTGCCATCGTCAAGAGAGCCGAAAGAGCGGTCTCGTTTCTTGAATCCGAGTTTTTTCAACTCGCTCCAAGTTGTGAGCAGTGCGGGCTTGTGTGCGCCCCAGATGGGAGCGCTGATTTCCTTTCCGATGATTGATGCCATAGCGGTCATTTTTATTGATTACAGTTGCGGCTATCTCATCCAAAATCGCTATCTTTGCGATGTTTGAATTAAGATGATGCAAAGGTAATACGAATTGGTATTATATACAATACGACTTCGTGTTATAGTGGTCGTTTTTAAGTTTTATTAACAGTTGCAAGCCATGATAGCTCGAATTCAACAGCTAAAAGACCATTTTGGACTCTCCACGAGAGCCCTCGCTCTTAAATGCGGCATGAACCAACCGACCCTTGACCGAATGCTCAAGGGTATCAATGCTCTTAATCTGAATTGCGTCACCTCGATACTTCAGTCCTTCCCGGAAGTATCGGCAGAATGGTTAATGAGAGGAACTGGCCCTATGCTTCTTTCGATGATTGGGAATCCCGAAGTTGAGCGTCTCAACAAATTAGTTGGAACTATTGCCACTCTTCAAGATGCAATTGATGCCAAGACAGAAATGGTCAACGCTATGGCAGACAGAATTAAACAATTGGAAAATCAACTTGGAAAATGAAAAATCTCTCATATTCACTATGTATCATGTGTCTAATGCTTGCTTCCTGTTCTTCTGATGAACCTGATATAGTCCAAGCAGATACATGGATTGTTGAGTATGCTGCATCTTTTACTTCTGTAAAACCAGAAAATCAGCAATCATTTCTTCGATGGTGCGAAACACACGAGGATTTGATTCAATATACTATTCCAAGTCAAGATCTGTGCTCTTTTTCGTATAAATCTGCAAGTGTCTTAAAATGGACGGAAATAACAACATCTGAAATTGAAGCAAAGCAAAAGGTCAATGATTTCAACTCTATAATAGGAGATAACAGTCTTACAACTCATGGCGCAAATTACCGAAAGTGCGAGCCACAATTCAATGGGCCATGGGGAATAACCTTTGTAGAGATGTTCTATCTTATGCACAACAATAGTGACAACTTTAATAAATGGTATGATGAGAACCTTTCAAATCTGCGAAGTTCATCATTCTTGCTGTCCACTACTTCTTTTCAATGGGAGTATCCCTCCGCTCAATCTGCATTTTCATTTTATGGGAAAAGTCTTTGCGGAAATCTTCAATGGTATGTTGAAATACCAAAAGCATCAGAACTTGAAATACAGTATTTAGTCAAACATTTCCAGTCATTCTCAATTGTTAACAACACAAAAGATGGCTATGATACATTTGTGGCAGACTACTCTCCGATAACTCCCTCTAAAATATTTCCGTAAAATTGTCGGGACGGAATTAGAACCTATTGAAAATCCAAGATTTTCAGCCTACTACAAGGATATGTGGCAAATATTTTATTACACTTGCCATAAATAGTGCCTTAAATGGCTGATAGGACTGAATATCAATAGGAAGTATTAGTAACCAATCAGCGGAACAGTCAGTTTCGACAATCCCCGACAACTGTAAAACAGGCTGTTTCGCTAAAATTATTTCCTAAAAATTGTCCGAAAATGGCACTACTAAACGCGGTCGTTCTGACCTCTAAGACCATCAAGGGCGGCAGAAACAAGGTCAGGATTTCAGTTGCCCACAACGGAGAAACCCGTTATATCGTCACTGACATCATACTTGACTCCAATAAGGAGTTCAAGAACGGCAAAGTGGTAAAGCGTGCCGATGCGGCCATGCTCAACACCAAGATCCGCAACCTGCTCCAACGCTACCAGTCGGCACTCGATGAGCTGGAATACATCAACGGGCTCACGGCTTCGGAGCTGGTGTATCAGTTGATGAACGCAGGGAGCTACAAGCATCGTACGCTCAAATCCATCTATGAGGAGTACATGGCCAATGCTCACATCAAGGAGGGAACTGCCAAATCTTACCGGGTAATATGGAACAATATCATACGGTACATAGGTGACAGGCTGCTTGCGGAGCACGTCACGCATGGCACAATCCTTGGCCTCGACAAGCACCTTCGTGATAGAAAGCTGAAGCCTACGACAGTCAGGACGAATCTTGTATTTCTGATGGTTCTGCTGAACTACGCCAAACGATGCGGATATGTACAGTTCCGTGTAGACCCTTTTGCCGGATATGAACTGCCGAAAATGGAAGTACGCCAATCATGGCTCTCGGTAGATGAGGTTCGGAAAATCAGGGATATCCAATGTTCCAAGCCTAACATCATCAAATGCCGGGATCTCTTTATGCTCTCTTACTATCTCGGCGGTATCAATATAATCGATTTGCTCGACATAGATTTCAACGAGCAGTCAGACACAATCCACTATGTCCGTAAAAAGACCGAACACCGCCCTAAGATGAACAAGTATGTGGAGTTCGCCATTCCTGATGAGGCAAAGGCAATCATAAGCCGTTACAAGGGCAAGGACGGCCATATCTCGGTCAGCGAACACCAGCGTAATACTAACTGTCACTACTTCTTCGATCTAAATATGCCGAAGTTGGCCAAAGCCACCGGCATAAAACAGCTCATCTATTACTCGGCACGAAAGTCATTTTCCCAACACGCTTTCGACCTCGGAATCAGCACAAGCATCATCGACTTCATTCTAGGGCACAGAGTCGATAAAGGAGGAACCTCTCTCTACTCTTACATCAGCGTCACGCCGGATATGGCTACAAATGCCGTGCGCAAGGTGTTGGATAATCTCAAATAAAGTGCTACCTTTGTACTGTCAATAAGTTTTCCCCATAAGGGTGGCTTATTGGTTTGACTTGGGAGAGGGGGTGGTTCCCCTCTCCATTTTTATAACCACCCTCCTTATAATCACTCTCCAGATATGTACTCAACACCTGAAACAGACACGACATTTGACAAGTACGATGAGATGAGGCTGCACATGGCCAAACTATATTCCGCCTCTATCATTGACTTTGATATGCCTATGCGTATAGCCATCCCCCTTGACAATGCCGGCATCAGGAAAATCGGAGAACTTGTGAGGCTTACCCGAAAAGAGCTGCTGAAAGTACGGCGGCTCGGAGAAAAGGGTGCTGACGAGGTGGAGAAAATTCTTGACAGATTCGGACTGTCACTGGGTATGACCGTGGAATAAAAAGGGCTGCCTTATACGACAGCCCGGGAACGCCAACACATCATCACATACATCATCAGAGGCGTTCCAAAATCATATTACCGACATAGACCGCAAATATTCACTGGCGACAGAATTAAAATAGCCCCGTTTCCCAACGAGGCTATTTCGCTATAATCAAAAATGACCTTAAAGCCTTATTATCTTGCGTAAGGCTTTCAATAACGGCCTGTGGAAAAGCAGGCCGATGCTCACGATTACCGCGCCCACAAGATACCAGAACGCGGCAAGTTTGATTTGTTCCATGACGGTAAATTCACGCTCAACCTCTACCGGGTATGGTTGAGGTACCGGCACCTCTTTTTCTTTGATAACTTCTTTATTGTTTTCTTGTGTTGTCTGAGGCACGAACACCTCTGTATTGAGTTGCCCGGGCTTGTTTTTTATGGAGTGGCCGAGAGAACCATCCACATTTATCCATGCGTCAGACTCGGCCAAATCAGTTTCAACATGGCTGCTGTCGGATTGTGTGACCTTTGTTTCGGACTGCTGGGGCAGATCAACGGCGACATCGACCGGAGTATAGATCGTCTTAACAATGGTCTCAATTCTCACGCTATCGCTGTTGTTGAGCACAACAGGTGGTGTTACCGTTGGATGAATCTGCTTTTGAGTCTTACATCCTGCAAGACACATAGCAAACATACAAAGTAGGAAAAATGTCTTTTTCATCGGTTTTGAGATTTTACGAATTTGTCCACGCCGTTGACATGGAGATTAACAATCGCGTTATGGCCTTCAGGCGAAAGCAGAAAATCCACATCGGCCTTGTTGTCCTGAAACATTGACTCCGTAAGGACTGCCGGACACTGTGTATTAACCAGGATATAGAACCGTGCCTCATAATCGGGATCGCCGTCGGAGTAATCCGTGCGTATAGGCCGTTGTTTGCTATCATAATCGCCTTTTGCTTTCCTGATTGGGAAATCTTCGATATAATCTTTAAGATAGGTCTGAGCGGACTCATAGAGATTTGTAGCGAGTATGTCTGCCTTTGTCTGACCGGGCGATGTGTAGGCACACCATCCGCCGGCACTCTTCCACTTACCGTCGGCACCGGCCGCGTTACAGTGGACTGATACAAGTAACACATTGGATTTGCCGACCTGCCTGCATACAGCATTGACGCGCCGACAACGCTCCGGGAGGCTTATATCATTGTCCTCGGTTACAAGGATACGGGCATCATATCCCATCGCCCGGCGCTGGGCGACAATGTCTTTTACAAGTTCACGAGCCTTTTTATACTCCCGTAGGCTCTTATCGGGGGCACATTTGCCAAGAGTGTCTATGCCGTGTCCGGCATCGTACAGTTCTACTATCATTTTTCTTTCGGTTTAAGGTCTGATAAATCAATGTCGAAATGTCTTGAAGTCTTGTCAACGAGAATACGTTGTAGCAATTTGGCCCACTTGGAACCATTGCAACTGGACTCGTTTTCGAGTATAGACCAAAGCTGCCAGAAGCAGATGGCACCGGCGGCCACTTTGGTAAGGTCGATTGGCCATGCATCGGTAATATGTCGCTGAATCATGAACGCCATTATGATAAGCGCATACGCTTTCATCAGGGTCACTATTACTTTGCCGAAATTGTGGCTTTTGAATTTCTTTCCGTCTTTGCTGACTTTTTCGGGGTAGGCTTTACGCGCTCTTTGGGAGAGAGCCCACGCCGTATAGCAGTCGGCAAGTATCATAATGGTGCAGATAAAAAGATAGGGATACGTCGGCTCTATGATGGCAAGAATGGCGCCAATGGCCGTAAATATCCAGCGTAGGATTTCAGATAAATTGGTCATATCTATGTGATGTTAATTATTGATTAGCGAGAACAGCGAGCCTAGAGCGGAACCTATGACAGAACCGATCATATCGGCGGCAATGTCGTTCCAGTCCCACTTGTTGCCGGGAGAGCATTTGTCACCATACTCTTTTCCTACGCCTATCGCGCCGCCGGCAATTACACCGGCAACCGCAGACAGCAAATATGTTGCTCCACATAAGGCCTCTACTGACGAGGCTATGGATGCTACTATGAAACACACCGTGAAATGCTTGATTTTGTCCTGCTGTATTTTCATGACTCCTATTTTTTCACCAAAAGTAAGTCAATAAACGTATGGTAGTGTCAAATCCTAAATTTTCCGACTTTACAAAAACACCTAAATCTCGATAGATAAGGCATATACAAAAATATCGAAACGGCATAAGGTTATGAAACCCTATGCCGTTTCGATATTGTCTCGTGCTTACCGTACTAAAAACGTGCTTTCGGTTACGAGAGCTTTTTCCTGCCAGCCGAGAGCATACATGCGTTCCTTGTGATCGGATGCAGTCTTTGCAAATTCAGCAAATTCCTCAGTGGATTCAAACTCATAAAACGCAGGCTCTCCGTTCTCATACTCACCGACTTTGAATCTCTTAGGAAACATTGACGCGCCTGCCACCGGGAGCAATGCCAGCATGCCTACGATATTTCCTTGCGTTTCGCTATCGAGATGGACAGGCAGCCCTTTCCATGTAAGGCCATATTCAATGGCCCGGTCGGTATTCTCATCAACCTGCCTGAATATAGTGGCCTTAATATCATCGATGGTAGGCAGGTGGTCGAATCGTTCCCGATAGTTATAGCCCGTGGGGGCATCTTCGTAATCTTTGCCGAATCCGAATATTATCTCCCATTTGTTGCGGCCTATACGGTATAAACCGTCCTGCCGCTCTTGTGCGCCGTATATTTTTTTCATTACAATTTGATTTTTGCGCTAATATACGACTAAAAGCGGCAGACTGAGCCAAATGCCTGAAAAACCGAAAATCAGGTAAACTTGTATTTCACTTTGTTTCCGTCAAATACCTCGCTTTGTATTGTGGTTTCAAATGGGAAACCATCCTCTATGTCACTCACTTGGTCAAGGATATTTTTCATCTCCTCAGACGAAGTGAAGAACTTGCCCCACTCGCCGGTGGACTTGTCCTTGAATGATACAAGATAGCGGCCCTCTCCATGAGATGTGGTCATGTCGTCTTGATAATCGTGTATCTCGATTTCCTTGTTTTGCAGTGCTCCGAGACGCATGATTTTTCCAGGGAACCGTTTCTTACCGTCAGACGGTGTATAGACGATTCCCATTTCTGAGAATTTCTTCATATGATGATGTGTTAATTTAAAATACAGATGTTTGCAATCGGCATGGCAGGCCATACCTTTGAGAGAACCTATTATTTCCCGACGGCGTTTGCGTGATTTCACTTTGGCCAATTTACGAGCAGCATTCTGCTTAATCCGTTTGCGCAATAGTGAATGGGTGCCGAAATTCACATAACCGAGATAATCAAGTCCCTCTGACAACGGCCTTACTGCTTCTGTGTTTTTAATACTCAGCCCCAGGCCGGAAATCATATTTACAAGTTCGTTCCTCAACCTCCATAATTCCTTTTTGGTCGAGGCGAACATAACTATATCATCGCAATAACGGTAATAATGGGGATGGCGGACTTTAACACCGTCAACCTCTGTATAATGGCACGAAACCATTTCTATCATGGCATGGTCTATGTCTGACAGATGAAGGTTGGCCAAAGTCTGGGATGAACGCAAGCCTTTGGATATACCGACAGGCATAAGGCTTATGAGATTGTCAAGAATAGGCAAAAGCAGAGGGTCGGCAATGTATCTCCTCAAATCCGCCATCAGCCGTTGCTGATTGATACTGTCATAGAACTTGGCAATATCGCACTGATAGTAATAGACCATGTTTTGCGGATCTGCGTGTATGTCATCTTCGACTATGTGATGCAGCCAGTGCATACCCCGCCCTTTTATGGACGCTGCCGTATTGTTTATAAGCGAGGGCATGGTGTATTTCTCCACAACTACCATTATGGCGTGAATACCGATACGCTTGATTACTCTCGGAGCCTGACAATACCGCTCTTTTGGGCCATCCGTAACATGGATTTGCTGGACATCATCCATGGTAACGCGAAATTCGCCGGACGAAATCTGCCGGGTAAGAATCGCTATCGTGTTGGTGCGCCTTTCATAGTACTTTTTCCATCGCGCACATATTTCAGGAGTATCTTCCTCGGATTTATCCGGGCGAAAACGCTCCCGCTGCCTCTTGCAGTCAAGATGGTCGATGACATAATCATAACTGGCAAGCATATTTTGTGGTGATACAATCTCATCGATAAGATTGTACAAGGGATAAGTGATGTCCATAAGCCTTCAGGGCTTCTCGTAATTTTTCCGCTTTCCAGACGCACCGGTTCCGGCACGTCTGCTGTTGCCGAGGTTCAAACCCCTCGCCTCTTGCTTTGCCTAACCCGTAGGCGTTGCAGGGTGGCGATTATATAATTGGAGCGCTTTCGCTCCCGATTATAGTCCTTAATGTCAGCCGCACGCCGGTATTCGTACTCGAAAGCGAACCGGCGTTGTTCGCATTCGCATAAACGAGGCCGTTATTCGCGTTCGCATTGTTGCCAGACCGGAGCAACACGCGGCATAGGGGTTATCCGCCTAATGAATGCAAATTTACAAAAAATCGGCCAATTGTTAAAATTTCAATAATATCGACTCGCCTACGGCGAGAAAAAAGGAGAGGGAGCAGCCTCCCGTTGGTCGGCTCTCCCTCTGACGCTTTTACGATATGACGCGTTACGCTGTCTCGCTCTCGCTATCCGCTGTTACGAACTCGATTACGCCCCTGAAGGCCAGCCGCACGCCGGTATTCGTACCCGAAAGCGAACCGGCGTTGTACGCATTCGCATAAACGAGGCCGTGATTCGCGTTCGCATTGCCGCCAGACCGGAGCAACACGCGGCTTCTTGCATTAGTAATGTAGAATACATCTGCATAGTTCATGTTCCACTTTGAATTGTCAGAGGTCACACGCGAGGCTATGACATCGCAATGACGACCATGCTTGACTCGGCCGATACAGTAGCCGGTGGTCGTAAGGCCCTGTACCACTCGTTCTGTTTTCTTCACCGGGTCGTATATGTGCCATTTGCCGTCAACCGGGAAATCGCCCACTGATTCCGAATAGCGGTTGCGCCGGAGATCGACAAATGTTTTCACGTTGATAGCCACGTTGTCCATCCACTCAGTATTACATCCTATGAAATTCTGAATACCGAACATTATATTACCTATATTGCTGCCCGTATAAAACCGGGTGATGTTGCCGTAGGAGTTGAAGTTGTTGGCCCCGGTTGTATAACGGGAGCTACAGCCATATCCACACCGCGCCTGTATGTCGCGGTCGCCCACAATGGCGAGAATAAGGTTTGCCAAATCCTTGTGCATCTCGTAGTCGATTGTGGAGAATCCGGGGCCGCGCATACGGCAGAGGTTGATAAGGTCGGCCCCAGAATATGTTATCTCGGAAGTGGGCACACTCGTATTGGTGAGGTTGCCATCGCTGTCATAGGCCCACTCGCTGTTGATAACGTGCTTGTCTGTGCCGGTTTTGGTCTGCACACCGCTGATGGAACGAATCCGCATAAGGCTGTCTACCGAGCCGCCATACACGCCAACAAGTTCCTGCTCGTGTTCCACCCAGTCGGGTTCAATGGCCTCAATCGCCGTACTGTCTACGGCTATGGCCTCAAGGTCGTCAAACCCAGTGGGCGAGGTGAACACGAATTTCTTGGCGCCGGCGGGCACGTCGATGAAGATGTACTCGCCCGGCACGAAATCGAACAGCGAGTTACCGATGCTCATGTTGTATTTCCTAATTACCTTGCCATCGGAATCAAGGAATATGGCCCCAACAGTGGCATTGTTCACTCCTGGCCAGCGGACTTGTTTCATGCCGTCCACGTCAAGCTCATAGACATTCATGTTGGGGTTTTCTGTGGGCGTATATGTGCCACCGATATAGATGTCATCCGTGAACACTGCCACCAACGCCTGAATCATGATGTCGGCCAACTTCTTACGGTTGGTCTTGGATGCGGTGGAAATCGGCCTATCCTTACAGGAACTGACGATGTAATATTTCTCCTGGTTCTTAAAGTCGTTGACTCCCTTATACCAGTAATGAGGGATGTGCTTCATTATGTCGTAGCCTTCTCCGGCCATATCCGCTGGGTCATAGTCGGAACCGTCGGCCAATTTGGTATAATCGGAATCACTTATCTGCCGGCAGTACATTTTACCATCTCGGACATTGTAGGATGAACGGTAGGCGTGGCTCATGGCCTCAATCTTTCTGACGTGCCCCGGTACGGTATAGCCGTTGTTGAACTTGTACCCGGTACTGTCGTCGACATTGGTCATGTTCTCTGTATCGCCCTCAAAATCCGAATAGCAGACCGTCGAGTACTGCGAATTGTGTATTTCCAATGCCGGGAAGTAGGCTTTGAGAGAATTGAGAACGCTGTCATCAACGAGGTCTGCCAGAATCCAGCGGCCTGTTATGCCGGAACACTTACCGCTCTCCTCGTATGCGTTGCCCGTGGGGTCAAGACCTATCGCCCCACTTGATTTGAGCGCAAGCAGTACCGATGAGGGGGATGTGATGTTGACATCCGGCAGACGTATGAACCGTATGCTTGATGACTTGATGATTTCGTTGATGAGGCCCATAGGATCGATGTTCGGGCAGCCCGAAAGCATAAGGCGCTGAACACTGCCGAGTCCGGCAAGTGTCATGCCTCCGGGATAGGTAAGATTCGGGAGGTTTACCAACGACAGGTCAGTCATCGTGGCAGGGAGGACGAGAGTATCGACAGGCGATGTTTCGGCCAACGAGATTGTGGTGAGTTGGCTGTCAGCGGCAAGTACCCTCTCCAATCGCGGACATTTGGAGGCATTCACGGTTGTAACCTCGGTGCCCGTTATTTCCAGCTCACGCAGGAACGGCAAATCACCAAGGTTCATGTTCTCAAGGAATCCCGTATTGCCGGGCGAGAGAGTCCATGATGCCTTGTGTGTCGCGGAGCCGATTTTTATCTTCTCGGCGAGCGTCATTATCGAGAACTGGAAATTGGGGTCAAGCGAGAGTTCAGAAAGGTCTATCTCGCTCATCTGGTCGGCCTGATAGATATATAGGAGGATATTGTCTCCATGCTGGAAGTCGGTGAACACTCCGCTTTCTCCGGCTTTGAGATACATTCCCTGGGTTACGTTGCCGCCGTCGTTACCGATACCGAAATAGCCGTCTTTGGCAGCCTTGAAATAAATCTTGGCTCCCGGTTTGGCTCCGACACGACCGCCGAGAACGTGACTTGCATCCTTGAAATCGCCGGTCTGATAATAACCGTCACGCACACGCCATCGCTGTTCGATGAATCGCGGCAGGGATGTAAGGCCGAGGCCGTGCAGGGCGTAATAATACAGGTCGTTGTAGCCGGTATAGTTGATGTACTTATGTTCTCCATCGTATGAGGACACGACTTTCGGCCATTTCAGCATACGCATCGTCAGGAAGAAGTAGAACGCTCCTTTTGGCGAGAACGGCCCGGCGCCTATGCCGTCTATCTCGGGGAGATTACGCATAACCGACACGACACCGGGGAGTGTGAGAAGATTGCCGTTGGCATCCGTCATCATCTCCTGCTGTTGCCTAAGGTCGTTCCAAAGGATAGAGCCTCGGCCTGCATAGCACTTGTCATCCTCGGCAGGGTCGAGTCCAGCGGGAATAGTGTTACCACCGTCATTGTCTTTGCCGTTGCAGGTGTCGCAGTCATAGACCTTGTTGAAGTACATCCGCACAGGCTCCATTGCCGAGGGGGAATGATAAACGCCGTTCTCAACCCAACAGCCATCTTCAAGGAAGAACATGGGTTGCATATTCTTTGCCTGCTGGTCCACTGCGGCGAGATAGTCGGTGAACACGTAATAGCTGATGAGCGACTGCACGCTCATATATTTCCATGCGTTGTTGCGCCACAAGGCTTTCCATGTGGAGGCGAGGGATTCTTTGGAATAGTCCACGCTGTCGCAGAACTTCATAACTGTATAGAGGTCATACGGCACCTTTCGGCCCATGGCCAAATCCTCCTGCAACTGATCATCATCAATCATGCACTCGAAATACCGGGTCCATGCCGGATAGCTCGGGCGTTTGAGTCCGAGTTTCGTTACCCATGAGGATTCCGTTGTGGTGGGGGCCATCATATCGTCTGCCGAACTTACGCCCATGAACCAGTCCATAGCGTCATAGGTTATGAGTTCGTAGCCGCTTACAGGATTCAGAACGTCTCCCGTTATCTGCCACTTGCCGTTTACCTGACGCATCGAGCCGCTGGAGCGTGTCCACTCGCCTCCGCTGAATCTCATTATGCGGTAATCGCGGCCGCAGTATTGCGAGAGTAGGTATGGCTTTGATGTATCAAGCCCCTCGGTGGCCGTGAACCGGGCCATTGTCTGGTCGAGGGTTTCACCCTTGTTGCCGAAGAACTCTATGAAATCACCATAGTTCAGACAGCCTTTGTTATATCCGGGAGTATCCTTGAATCCGAGTGCCACCTGCTCGCCTTTGTCCTCTTTCCAGTTGCCTTTGGCATGAAACCAGGCATCGGCAAGGCTTTCCATAGTGGAACGGAACGCGGCAATCGGGTGGTTGGCCGTGGAGTGGTTCATCTGCAATCCTGTTACGGTGAGGTCTCCGCTTTCCCATGTGCCGTCGAATGCTCGCTGGGCCGGTGTCATATATTGAGAACCAAGGGAGCGGTATGTGGCGTTCATCATATCGCATACGCCGCAGTCGTTTGCATTTGAGCTGTCTGAATAATCGACCTTGACGGTTATGATGCTTACCGGGATTGTGCTTTCACCGACACGCACGGCGTTCTTTGCCATGAGCGAGTAGGACATCACGGCATCCTCGTTGGTATAGTCGGGATAAATCGGCGACACTACTATCTTGTCGGCCTTGTTGACGGGCTTTTTGAGATAGAAACGGTCATTTTTTATAGGACGTTTTGCCGAAGTTGTACCCTGACGGCGCCATTGGACATTGGTAGCCTTGAATGACCTCCATGGTCTCCCGGGATCGAAGTAGAACAGCGTACAGGTGAATTTCGTAGAAGTGTCGATGTCGGAGTCAAAGGAATCGAATGTGGCTTGTGGAGCCACAACGACATAGTACGGTATCCCTTTCGCTTTGAGTAGTTCGAGGGATGGCTTGTTCTGATTGTCAAGAACATTCTCGGCATCATATTCGGCGATCATCGCAGTAGTATCTGAGAGTTTGCAGAGATAGTTCTGGAACGCCTGCGCCCATTCATAGTAGCTGTCGTATGCAAGTACATAGTACAGATACAGGTCTCCGTCAGTTCCGTTGAATCTAATCTGAGATGTGTTGAGGATTGCGCCGGAGTTGGCTATGTAGCCGATAGCTGCAACTTCCTCTCCATTGATGTAGAGCTTAACGGTGGAATATTCAGTAGTACCGCGAATGACTGTCTTTGTTGAGGGTTCCACAACGACTGCCATCGTGATTTTTTCCCCACAACGGAACGGGCGTGTGCAGACAGAGGGTGAACCGTTCTTGCAATACAGAACAACCTTGTTGCCGCAGACATAAAACCCGGTGCCGCTCGTTTCATCGTAGCACTCGATGAGTTTGCTCTCGTCGTCCTTTATGTTCTTTGTGGCAAACGCCATCTGTACCGCAACGCCATTGGTACGTTCTACCGAGGCATTGCCGAATGGCGCCCAGGGTATGAGTGCCGTTACATTCTCGGCTATACGCAGACAGTTTTCACCGAGATAGTTCCCGAACCCGTTTGATGACCAGTTGGAGCCGTTGACATCCATAGTCATGCCGTTGTCGGTTATGGTATGGTCGCTTTCGGAGTTGGAGCGTGTGGCGAAATCGTAACCGAAGATTGCGCCCTCTTTGATTACGGCGTCGATGGCCGAGCCTTTAATGGTTACGGTGATGGTGTTGGTCTGGGATGTCTCGCTGACAGCGTATGCGGTGAGGGTGTCAGACCCGTCTGTGGCATAGCCTTGTATCTGCTTGCGTACCTTGTAGGTCTGCGAAATCTGACACTCCACCGAGGATACGATGTGGCCGTCCACATATACATCGGCCACGGTTGAGTTCTTTCCGGGGGTGTATGCGGCCACTTCGAGTTCAAGGGAATCATAAAGACGGAGTGTGCCGTTGTTGGCATCATTGAATCTCAGTGACACGATGGGCGTGTGTGACGAGGAATCGACACACATGACAGCGGTATATACGGTGTTGCCCTTTACTCCTGACGCTATGTCCTCGCCTTGTATGCGAACCGGATAGGAACCGTGTGCAAGCGTCTCGTTCCCGCCGAACACATTGCGTGGGTCGATTGATATGGAGTGCGAGTAACTGTCCTTTATGACGGCATTGCCGAGCGTCCGCCACTCGCCGTTGTAATACATCTCGGTCTTTACCTGAACACCGTCCTTTGACACGTTGGAAGCGAATTTATACAGCAGCAGGTTCTTGGTCGCACCGCCGACTTCAAGAACAGATGCCAGGGTGTAGTTGAGTGTCTGGACACAAGTGCATGTTACATCGACTGCCGTGACGGTAATGGTACGGCGTTTGACATTGCCATCTGCATCGCGTGCCACAATGGTAAAGTCACGCCGGGCCGCCGCCGTGAAGAAATCCGTGAAATCAAGTGTAAACTTGTAATCGGTGGCCGAGGTGGATGATTTTTGGTTAACATCGTCGCTCCAGAGAGTAAGGCCGGTTGTAGCGTCCACTATTTCAAGCGTGCGCACGACTCCGAGAATCTCGTCCTCACCGTCGTAACTAACGGATTTGACGGCTATGCTTGTTGTGATACGGGAGCCGAAAGCGGCATACAGTGCCTGTTCTTGCAGATATATGGAGAGCGATGAGCCTGACTGCGTGCCGTTTCCGCTGCTCTTGGGTATCTTGACTTGTGAGCCTACGGCGATGCCTTTCTTGTTCACACCTTGCAGAAGTATGTTTTCGGCATCTTCAGTCTGCTCTATGTCAACTATCATATTCTGCGCCATGTCGTAGGCTCCGCCCGTTGAAAAAGCGTCATTGCCTCCCTCGGTCGGGATATCGCTTGTCTCTATGTCGGCAGATCCGCCACCCCCGAAGTCTACCCATTGCGATATATCGGTTTCGGAGATGTCGGCCACCTGTCCGAGATACTGCTTGGTTTCCCATACTGCGTTATCTCGTTTGTAGGTGAGTATAACGCCGGGCTTGAAATATGAGAGACCGGTGGTCTGCTCTTTTTGGCGCACGGCGACTATGGCGGTGGATAGATTGTAAAGTTCACCGCCGCAGAGTTTGTTGACGTTGATGATCGGCTCATCGCCGGCGCTCATTCCAGCGAGGTCTATCCAGTTGCCGAGAGCCTTGAACTGCGACTCGGTGGTGTTCACTCCTACGAATTGATACGTTTTCCATGACCCTGCCTGTATGGCGAATGAGATTTGCAGGCCGAGAGAGGCTATCCCGGCATTAAGTGTGGCGAGTATGGCGGATTCGAGACCGTAGTATTCACCTGCCGGAAGCGGTATTTCGTTGGTGACATTGAAACAGTTGCCGAGTGAGGAACCCGATATTGATTCCAGCTTATTGTTGTTGATGCGGTATATACCATCATCTTTGCGGTACAGGTAGGCTTCGTTGGCGTATATGTCGCTGTTGTATTTTTCTACGGCATTGCCGTAGAAATCAGTACTGCCGAAACTGCGGAAATATACGCCGCCATCCCCGTTGGGACAAAGCCATACGCCATACCGTGGTTCGGAACCGTTGCCATCCCAGGATCCGTCACACGGCAGTATTCCGATGTGGTCTATCTGGTTTTCTGCATCCAGCAGCCGGTTTTTGACAACATCTATGTCTTTTTGCAGCTGGAGACCCTCGTCGCCGGGGAAGGCGGTGCCTGATGTGTGGCCCAGTGCGAGGTCGGAGCCGATAGCCACAAGGTCGGAGCCGTTCCAGTAGTAGGATTTGTTTGACGAGGTATGAACGTATATTTTGCCGGCAACCGGCTTTCGTCCTTGGGCTGTACCTTCACCGAACAGATTCGCGTCAAGCCAGTTGCCGTAGAATGTGCGTGCGGTGATGATGCCGGAATCATTCTTGGTCGACACTTGGAGCAGAAACCGCTTTGTCGCGGTGTCATAATACACGATACACCCCTCGTCTGTCGATGATTTCGCAGCCGAAGCCATAGCGAACGAAATGTTTGCGGCGGTTCCCGAAAATTCTTTGACATTATCCATGGCGTCGGGGATATACCGGGACGGTATCTTGCCATTTTTGTCAATCGGTGCGATACCGCCTGCAACCCCGATTTTATTGTTGATGGTGTTTACTCCGGATTGGGCTGATTCGGCCTGAGATTTGGCAGAATTGGCCGTGTCTTTGGCTGTCTGGGCCGTGTCATAGGCACTCTGCAACTTTACTTTGTCTGCGGCAGTCATCAATCCGGATCTGCTTGTAGTCGCAACCGGGATGGAGGTCGATATGGTCTTGCCTATCGATGAGATAGTGAGTGTGGCGGTACTCTCGGCAACTGATATGCTTACCGATTTCAGCTCACACTTGTTGATGAGGGTTCTGAGAGAGTCCTGCTCCGTAGAGGATAAGGACGCTATCAAGTCCCGTAGCACCTTGTACGTTACCCTCTTGCCTCCGTTGATTTCAAAACTGTCACCATCACTCAGCGATGTTACCGGCGTGAGTTGGTCGATAGTCCTTGAATTGGTACGGATGGCCGAAAGTACCGCACTGACGATGCTCTGCAATTCGTCTTGTGTTATTGCCATACGCTATTTGATTAAACGGTTAATATAGTTTGTTGTAAGTCGGTAATTGGTATTGTCAACACGGCGCATTATGGCCTGATGCCGTAGCGTGAGTTCCGGGTCGATGTTGACTACCTTTTGGAGATTCTGAGTGAATACGAAACTGTTCACGTTCTCCTGAAGAATCGTGGCCTCCGGCGCCGAGTTCTCTTTCCTGGCATATCTTTCGCCGTCGAAATAGACGTAGGAGCAACAGAGTGCCCGATTGAGCATTTCGGCAAACCACACCGGGCATCCCTCGCTGTTTCCGAGAGTGAATTTCTTTTGGGTGGATTCGAGTCCGTAGAGTTGCACGATGTCTGCCTTGTCTGTCACAAACTGCTCACCCTCGACAGCGAAAGACCAGTTGCTATCCTTGAATCCGCCGGGAACACGAAAGTCAAAGAAGCGTTGCATTCCGTCTATGAAAAATACCGCATCCTGCCGATGTCGGTTGCTATCCATTGAGAACTGAATAAGTGTTGTCCGCTCCAATTCGAGCAGATCATCAGTAACCTTGAATACGGTACTTGTATGGCCGTTGAGATTTACGGAATACAATCCGGGGCTGAGGTTGAGAACAGCAAACCTCAACCTTACAGTCGATGTTATGTCCCATGTATTGAACATGAGCTGAAACAATGGTCTATGGTCAGGTTCAGACATAACATGACAAATCCACGATTCACTTGTTCCACCAATAAGCTCAATCAGGATGTCATCGGTCGGAGCGAAAGTCTGTATATAGCGACTTTCTATACCATCTGACTTCCTCAACGGGAAAAAGAGAGGTGTAAACGGGCTGAGTATCATAATTCAATATCTTTTACGATGAGTTTGTATTTTACAGCCTCATTCGTGGCGTAGTGGAAAATCGCCTCCTCTACAAACCCTCTGTATAGGATACCGCCACTTTCAATTTCTACAAGATTATTTTCAGAAGCCGGTTCGTCCACTGCATCAGTCGTAAATGATACTCTGCCACATGTCATCAAAGGAGTATCAATATCAATATTTCCAGACATGGCACGATCACCGATAACAATGGAACTATTCCCCACGCTCGATGCAAACTCAAGATGTACTTTTCTGGCCTGCATTCCTATAAACCCAGCATTTGCAAGGACACACGACATTGGAGAGAAAGCCCCGTTGAACACGAGGTTTGAGATTGTATTCTGAATAGAGATTGACCTATCTGGAACGAGATGACCACTCTCAAATTTTGCAAGCACAAAGAATATATCCTTATCACTTGTTGAGTCGGTAGTGTCTTGACCTCTCTTCTGAACCGCAAACTCTATGCCATAGCAATCGGCGCGATACTTGCTTATAAGACTTAATTTTTTCTCATTAACAGTGTGGCCGGTTGAGTATGTATTGTTGAAATTGAACTCATCTCGACCATTGAAACCTTCATAGTCTTGCTTTTCGTAGCCGATAGTGACAGCAGAATATATTGCTCCTGCTTCTATTGTATAGTTTACTTCTCGAACATTGGAGATACGATTGATATCTGAGTTATTTCTAAATAGTTCGGAACGATGAATAAAGTGGACAGTTTGAGTATCGCAAATACCTCTTTTAACATCACCGTCAAAGGATTTAAGATTATACTCAGCATCAAAAAAATGCCCACCGGATTCATTATAGAACAAAGTATCAAGGCGTGCTTTACCAGTTTCCGGGTTATTATATGAATCACATCCTTGCCATTTTGTGTAAAAATTTAACGAACCATCTTCATTATAATTATCACCGAGCACTGCAAAATATGGTGTTCCTTGCATTAACACGACCTGACGCGAATGTGTTCCTGGACACATCGTGTGCAACAAGTTGGCCTTTACTGAATTTGGCCATATAAACGAATATTTTTGGGCACGATTGAACTGCGCTTTAATACGAGGGCCAAGGTAGTAGGTATAACCGAACACAGTCTGCATCCAATCAACAAATTCTGTAAATGATGAGTATATTTTTGCCCCTTCGATAGCTCGGACACTTTCTGCCGCCAATAAATATGTATTGATAAGTCTGGAATCATAGCTGCTGAAATCCACATTAACAGCCAGCTTTCCCATACATATACGGTCAAGAATCTTCTCACAGAGTATTTTGGGGCTTATAGTGTCTATGGTTTCTCTCTCACCAATACCACCCCATGAGAATTTTATATCCTGATTTAATATGGTTATGTGGAGTGGCCCATTATAATTATGATTCCAAGGCTGTCCATAAAAGCCAATCCATATTTTATCTCCAGATTTCAATTCCACAGATTGATTTGTATATACCATTTGCATTTGGTAGTCTTCAAGGGTAAGACCGGTATCACGCCATTTCACTTCTGAGTCTGTTCCATCGAATGATTGACTCATTTTCCAGATTGTATTTGTTGATTTTACCAATGCAGTAACGCCGTAGTTAACCCCTGTAAATTCAGGATTTAAATCAGATGGAGTATTTACCTCTCCAAAATACACATTAGGATTGTGTCCGAGTTGGCATAAAAGAGAATCATTACCTCCTGAATCTGTCTTATACAGATTGAAAGCTATAGATGTCAAATCGGTATAATTCGTGCGTAAATCAAAAGCAAACCCTGCTTCAATATTCAAAGTAACATCGCTAATAACTTCAAAAATACAACTTCCTTCATCTTCCGTCTGATCTCCATATTTAAGACACCCATTTACAAGCACGTTCTCAGTGGTCATATATACAGGAACACGATGTTTATTCCATGCAGGTTTTGTGATTTTCATAGAGGTACTGTCATCAATGCTCTCCCCTATAATTTGGTAGTTCAATGACTCAATCATTGGTATGCGGTCATAGTTCATCTGAACAGATGTAGGGATTTCATCGCCAACTGAAAACTCATACTTGGTACCCTTATTTGCTTTGATATGAGCAGCAAGACTGTTATCTATGCAATTCACTTTGAGAATATAGTTATCCCACATCAGAGTAGAAAAATCAATAGGAGCAGCAAATCGCTCTTCCCATTCCCAACGGTTTGTGATGGTATATAGATATAGGACTGCTACAGCGTTGAATCCATCACGCAGATACAGGTTCAACAACATATTGTATGCCTCGCCAACAAATTCAAACTGGGATGTAAACGAGCGAGTAATACCACTGTAATCGATGCGCTTATAAGCACACTGAATTTCATCCCAATTCTTGATGCACTCTTTGGGAATCTCGACCTTTTGGCCGTCTATTTCTATACAGTATTTCGTGAGCATAGTTCTGGCTTTTTCGCAAATGTAAGCCAAAACACAGCCCGTTCAGCCAAATGTTTGAAAAACCGAATTTAAACAAAAGCGCATAATCCTGCCTAACTCGTTGAGTTTTCGGATTATGCGCCCGAAGTTGCCCTGAAAGCGAACTTTTATCTGAGCATTGCTGTGGGGCATATTACGGCATCTCCGGCTATATAGTCGTTGCATCTGATAGCCTTGTTGAGATTGGCTATCGCCGTGGCAAAGATGTTATGCCCTTTGACGAATTTACCTTCTTCATTGACAATCATGATCTGCAGTTCATTAAGCCTGACAATCTCGATGAATCCGGCTACATAAGCCTGAGCCTCCTCAAGCACGAAATCTGTCCCGTTGCCGGGTGTAATTTGGCATATCTTACCATTTTCCTTGATGAGATATGCCTTGTCTGGTAGCAGCTCCATCAGAGTGAGCAGATAAGGTTCTCGACCTTGAAACAGCGGAAAGCGTTTCTCTCGATGTCGAAGTAGGCCATTGTCTTGTATGAAGGCTTGGTGACTTTCTTGCCGCCGAGTGTGGCGCCGGCAGGGACGTTTTTGAGAGTGCCGGAGGCTTTGCGGATAGAACCGTCGGATTTAGTATAATAGAATGTCACTGTTCCATCGCGCATGGCTTTCGCAAGGCGGTAGAGCTGCCACGCCTTTATCATACAGAGACGCCATGCCTGGTGTGTAGCTTTCCAAAGTTGCCATGCGTACTTCATTACTCTCATTCGGAAATTATTCTTCTTTTCCATAATTAAGGGGGGTATTATTGGTTTGACTTTTAATTGATTATTGTTTTATTTTCTAATGTAAAGTTAGCCATAATTTACAATAGACACAAAAAGAATAACCACCATTTAACGTCTGGAAATCACCATTTTACCACCTTAACATTTACTGACATTTTATAATTCCAATACCTCTTTCAGCATCTTTCGTCCATTGCTGATTCGGCTCATGACCGTACCTTTGGGTATTCCGAGCATCCGCGAAATCTCATCATAATTGTAACCTTTTGCATACAGAACCACACATTCGATTGCCACTGACTTTCTCGCACAATTCCTGACGGCAGACAATATGTGAGATAATGCCAGTTCCTGATCGGCCATGTATGGCGAAGCATAGGAGTAGTCATCATCCATCCCGGTAAACGGCACGCACTTTCGCCGGTTATACTGGGTGATGTAGGTATTGTGCATGACTGTAAGTGCCCACGGGCGGAAGCTCTTCCGTGAGTCAAACTTGTCTTTGCTCCTCAATATTTTCTCTATGGTTTCGCTGGCGAGGTCGTCAGCATCGAAGTCATCTGAATAATACCGGTGTGCCTTTCTTCTAAGCCAAGTCAGGTTTTCTACAACAAGACTTTCGATTTTCATCATTCCAGCGTTTTGGAATGGAACACCTTATGTAAAAATCTTGCATTCCTGTGCGCCTCGGCTCTCATTCGCCTGGCATTACGATGCATACGCTCGATGGCTCCGTCTATGTCATCAGTACGGTATGTTAACTGCTGTCGGATAACAGCCAGTTCGGAGATGATGCGGTCGCATTTTCTCTCTATACGGTCAAGCCTTGTCTGCCTGCGCCCGTTGTTATATTTGCGATTGTTCATAACTCTTGCGTTTTGCAGGAGTTACCAACGGGCCGTCGATTTATTCAGTCGGGTATAAAAAAAGCCGTGCCACAAAGGACACGGCGGGGTTCTTTAATTTAATGAAGCCTACCCTCACGGGCAGATATTATCTTAGAAATTGGCTGCTGCCAATTCGTTTGCTATCGAATGTATCGCTTTTTGGAGTTTTAGATACTGGCCTTCTCCGGCATTAGCAACCCCAGATGTGTATTTCCGCATAAGAGAGGGATTGATTCCCGCCCTTTCGGCAACCTTTGACACATTCAAGAAGTCGAAATACTCAAAAAACGATTTCATGTCATAGTGGTAAACGAACTCCAGCTCCGCCGGGGATTTGCCCTCTGCTATGAGGATTCCCTTGATTTCCTCATAGGCTTTCAGCATATCGTCTTTTGCCTCCTGAGGGGTATCCCCATAACCGAGCAGACCGAAGTCGGGCACTTCCTCCAGCATGTAGCAGGAGCATCCGCCGTCTTTTGCCATTTCAAAAACTATATTCGCTTTCATCTGAGTGAAATTATTAAAGTCTATGAAAAGGAGGTGTTTAGGCCTCCTTTATTCTTAACAACAATCATCCCTATTAAGTTATGAAGTAATGAGTGGGGGATTGCTCCCCCAACTCATCTTTCGGAACTCCGACTGTCAGGATTTCTTAACCCCGGAGAGTCGGCGGACACTGCGCTCGGTAGGAGTCGGAACTTCCTTTGAACCATGATGGCCAAGTGGAAATTTCTTATCCGTTATAGGCGAGTACCATATCAAATGATTACCGCCTTTCCGAATGACCCAGCATCCTGCGGCCTTTAATTCGGCCTCTAATTCGGAATACTTCATAAAATTAAAGAACGCTTGTTGTTAACAACGATACAAAGGTAGCAATTTTGCTCCATCGGCGCAAGTTTTTCAGAGAAAAAATGCACGTTCACACTTATTTTTTTCTCATGGCGGCCATTTGAGCCTTGATTTCACGGTTATGCCGAGCTACAAGGTTGGCATACAGCGTGGCCTTGATGGTGTCCGGGTTTATCTGGAACTTGAAATGGGCCATAAGCTCAGCGGTCTGCGTATCGAACCGGGCGCGGATATTCTCTCGATCGGCATCGGCTTTCTCGTTCTCGGCCTCAATTTCGTCAAGCCTCCGTTGGGCCTGCGAGAGTCTGGCGTTTATAGTTCCTTCCACTCGGCTGTCACTCCAGCCGGAGGAAGAAAGGCCGTAGGCATCGAGAACCTCACACGCCCTACCGAACTGTTTAAGGGTTGCAAGATTGAGGCACATCGTAAATACTAATACCTCAATCTTGGCTTTTATCCAATCCTCGACCCTTTGAAGGTATGAGTGTGTTCCGCCGGGGTCTGCGATATTGCGATATTCCATCACGATATTACGCAATGCTATCGCCGTTTTGTCTGCATTGCCTCCGCATTGCAGAATCTTCGTATCACCACAAACAAGATCCACGAATTGTGCGAGTGTCAGTTGTTCAAGTCTTTCAATCATAGTTTGGATAAGATGAATTGCTGTAATGCTATTTCCTTGGCTGTCCGGGCCTGCTGTCTGGTCTGTTGTCTGATTAGACCGCCTACCGCCGATACTTCACGCTGCAACGCCGTATAATCATTGTTGACGATAACAGGTGTGTTGCCACCTTGACCGCCGGACTCCGGCAAAAGTCCGGGTGTGTCACCGTCCACGCCGTCAATATTCGGAACAACCACTGCTCCAGCCGGAATATCGACAAGCGTAGGGGTATCGGGGGTAACCCATGACTTGCCACCGAAGATTACCAACTCGGGAACACCGCCATCACCGACAATCGCCGGGCCGCCTTTATGATTATCCGTACCTTTGGCATATTTGGGGATGGGTGTGGCAAGTATTGTTGCAATCTGTAATGCGCCCATTGCTCCGGCAATGGCGGCAAGGACTAAATTAGGTAATGCCTGTGTAATTGCCAATGCCGTTGCAATACCAGCCTGAGCAATACTGTTGGCCTTGTCCCATACCGCCTGCTTATGTTTGAGCTGCTGTTTTTTCTTCTCCAGCTCCTCATTCTTCTTGGCCGTCTGAACCTCGGCGGCTCTTTTCCGAGCCTCGCCTTCTTCCTCGGTGATGACTTTCTTCTCAACGAGTACTGCAATCCGCTCCTGCTCGGCTTCTCCGGCAGCGGTGTTCGCCTCCTGTTCTTCCTCCACCTTTGATATTTTGGCATCATAGACGGTCGATATGAGTTCATTGATACTGTTGAGGGAGTCTGCGGCCACCTGGAGCCACTGCTGGGCATTGGCCTGACGCTTTTCTTTGGCCTTGTTGTCGGCATCGGTAATCCTATCAATCTCGGCAATGGAGGCATCGGCCATAGCTGTTTCCAAATCGACTTTCGCTTTGGCAAGAGACTGCTCATATTTCAGTCTGTCCTCGGCAGAGAGCTGTTCATTTTTCAGAATCTCTTCGAACATGGCTATTGAAGCCTGTGCGGTCTGCCGGGCATACTGTTCTGAAAGTTGTGCCTGGTTCCGCTCAAACTTCTCCTTGATAACTTCCTGCTGTGCGAGGTTCCCTTGGGCTGCGGCCATCTCCTGAGCATACTGTCTTTTGAGGGAATTGACAGTGGCTATATAGGCATTGTCTCTAATCGACTGCTCTTGCACATAACGCTCCTCGGTCTTTTGAGCGGCCATATCGGCATATTCTTCCTCCATATCAAGCCGCTCCTTGTTGAATTTGGCATTGATGAGGTTTATATCGGCTCCCGTTTTTTCGGCGGCTTTCAGTTCGGCAATGCGGGATGCTTCCAACTGCGCTAACTTCAAATCAAGTTCCTCCTTACTGCCTTTTTCAACAGTGGCAAGACGGTTTTCAAGATTTATTTTGGCAAGTTCGACCTGATACCTCCGTTCACACTCGTAAATCTCCTGTTGGCATTGCTCGGCCAATTGTAGCCGGAGTTTATTTTCAGTCTCTCCGTTGCTGGAAATCTCATCAATCTTCTTTTTGAATTTCAAACGAATCATGGCGAGTTCCTTTTCATGTCCGTCAGCCATAACCTCAATTTTAGACTCTTCCAGTTCGTGCAGCCGCTTCAATTCTTCCTTGGCTCTTTTCTCGGCTTCTTTGTCAGTCTTGCCATGGCCAGAAGATGGAACATTTCCGGTGCCGTTAAAGGTTGCCTCCGGGCCGTTTCCTGATTCTTTGAGATTGGCGTTGATGTCTACCGACACTTCCTGCATCTCGTCATTGAGAGTGTTGTTGAAAGCCTCAGCGGTATTGGCCGCTATATTTCGGGCCATCGTTTCCACGTTGCCTTTAAGTGCATTCATATTATCACTCCAGCCCTTGGCCACTTTATTCCAGTCAAGGGTGACAACGCCCTCGATGATTGTTCCCATGTCCTTGAAAGAATTGACAATTTGGTAAAGCACGAATTTCGCAATCTCCCAAAGCGTCTTAAACGAATTGACTATGCTATTTACCGCACCACGCACGTAAATTGATTTATTATACATCCGAATAAACCAGTTGACTATATCCACACAACCCTTAATGATGGATATGATCCCGTCATTTACGAATATCTTTGCTCTGGTAGTCATAGACTCAAAAGAGCCGCCGGTGAAATCAAACACGGAGGCTATGACATTCTCTAATTCAACCTGACTGCGCAACTGCTCTTCCTGCAATCTGCCAAGCTCGCCTGCACGGTCTTTCACATTGTCGAGATTAGTATCAATGTCTTTCAAAGTGAGGATGTATTGCAATCCGGCATCCTCACCAGGCCCCCCAAAGATGTCCGCAAGAGCGGTTCCTACCTCTGTCGACGCTTCCGGGAACTCGGCAAGTTTTTCAGAAACCTCTTGCATAATGTCAAAGGTAGTCTTACTGCCGTCGGCCAAAGACTTTTGAGCCTCCTTTGATGATATGCCGATGGCGTCAAGGGCTTCAGCTGTAGCCTTCGTCATCTCTCGGATTCGCAAATTGCCCTCCTTAATCACATCTATGCCCTTGTCGGAATAGATTCCGGCCTTGTTGGCTTGTGTAGTGATGGCTATAAACTCGCTTGCAGAAAGTCCGGCTTCTTTGAAATATGCCGGATATTCCTTAATGTTTTCTATGAACTCTCCATTGACATCCGCTCCGGCAATAAACCCGTCTTCCACAAGTTTCATGGATTCCTGAAACGAAATGCCAAATTGTTTTGATATGGCATTGGCGGCTTCAAGAACTTCCCTAAAATCTTTACCGTATGTGTCGGCTACCGCCTGCACCTCGTTACGCACTCCTTTAAGTTCGTTCCCGGACAATCCGGTAAAGTCTTTTGTCAGCTTTGTAGCCTCTACAAGCCCTTTATTATAGTCGTACCACCATTTGAATCCGGCAGCTACCCCTGCGATACCGAGAAATACAAGAACCCACGGATTGGCAAGCAGTCCGAGCAAGGTTTTGCCTAATGCCTTTGCCTTGGTACCAAGGCCATCCATAACACCTCCGGCGTTTGTTTGACTCAATCCCCTCAGTGATTCACCAAAGTTGTTGTTTATGCCTACGAGTCCGAGTAACTCATCGGCTGCATCCTGATTGGCCCTTGTGCGGTCTTCAGTCGCTGCTGTCTGCTCTTGAATGGCAGGGGTATTATCGCGTATGAGCCTTGTATTCTCTGCTATTTTTCTGTTGAGCCTTTCAATCGTTTCTTGGGCGTCATCACTTGAAAGGTCAACATGTTTCAATGCCTCTTGCAGACGTTTGTTTTGCGCCTCTGCATCTGCTATGGAGTTGGCATCCTTATCTATAATGTCGCTGACATCAGTAAGACTGCGCTTGTTCTCCTCAATTTTTTCATTAAGTTGCGCTAATGTATCTACATAATTCTTATCAGAGGTGTTCAGCATACGCTTTGCCTCTTCAAGTATCTTGGTCTGGTCAATGAGGTCTTGTATAGTTCGCGCCTCCTGATTTATAGCGGCAATCACGCTTTCAGTGGCAACCACCCCCTGCTGTCCGGCTATCGCGTAATTACCTACGTTGCGCTGGAACTCCCCCATATCGGCGGCCACGTCTTTGAGATGGGCATCGAGATTCTGAATGGATGCCTCCAATTCTTTCCCTAAATCAGAACTGCGGCCCTCTTCGCTCAACTCCTTGTATGCTTTTTTGAGCAGTTCCAACTGTTGCGACATATGGACGTAACTGCCCTCCTGGGTCTGCGCCGCTTTTTCCTCGGCCGCCATAATTTGCGTCAGTGTACGCTTTTCTTGCGTAAGTGCGCGATGCTGGGTAATAAGTTCCGCTTGCTTGGCCTGATACTGAGCCATAGACACACTTCCCATAGACAATGCTTTTTCATTGTCTTTTTGAGCCTTTTTGTTGGCCGCCAATTCTCCGTTTATCCTGACAAGGCTCTGAATCTGTCCCTCATAGGTATCGTGATACTGATCAAGCAGTTTTTTCACTCGGTCATGTTCGGTATATGCCTCGCGCTGTGCCTTGTTGACGCGCTCCTGCTCCATGAGCTGCCGGGAGATGGTGTTGGTGGTATTGGCTACAGCCTGCCCCTGCTCCGATATCACATGGGTCAGTTGCTGCTGTACCCGTGCAGCCTCACGCCCGCGCTCGACAAGCAATCGTTCCAGGCGGTCAATATCTTCTATCCCGCTGACACTAAAATCTATACCCTTTGCCATATCCTTTGCCACACGGGTATATGTGTCAAGGACTTTCAGTAGTTCGGCATCCAGTCCCCTGATATGTTCGATGACCCCCTGCTCGATAAGGTCTGTTATCTTTACTGACATATTTAATATGGGGATATGTATTCTACAATCGTTTTATCTGTTTCAACCTCTGTTGTAAAGCCATATGTGCCGTCTACGTTCTTATACAGAACCACCGTCTTCTCATGCAGTTTGGCTGTCATCTTGGCAAGGCGGTGCATTCGCTCGTACTCGCTGGCCATCTTCTTATGTTCACACGCGCAACTCATCGGTATCCGCTCTCGTTAAAGAATCTCTCTATTGCCGGCCACATATATTCACGGTTGAAATATTCCACAGCATTGGGACCCATGTTCAATATCTCGTCACCATATTTGGCTACGATGGAGGGGCCGTCGTTGTAACCGGGATCGACATATAGCATATCGCCGCGTCTGGTGGCCGTTATCTCTGAGAAGAATCTGCCGTTGATGAAAAGGTTCGGCACGTTGTCCGGGCGCGGCGGTAATCCCAACAGGGTACTTCCGACAGGTGGGGTAATCGAATATTTCCAAGCCTTGTAGGCCGCCGAACGATGATACCAAGGGCCTTCTTCTTCAAAGTATGGATCCGCATCGTATGTCGGTGACAATGACCTCCCCTCGCCATTCTGACCGCTGTAAATCTGCTCCTGAATGGCAACGACAACATTGCCGGAATGGTCTGAGAGGCATTGCAGCGCATTCTCCTCGAAACCCTCGGAAATCTTGTGAATTATGTCATATACGCCTTGAATATCCATAGAGAGAATTCAAGGGGCGGAGATATGTACCCCCGCCCCGGTTAATCACTTTTTTGTTTTCTTTGCCCCGGTGATGAGGTCGTGGACTGCGCCGAGCATCTTCTTTCGCGTCTCCTCGTCACGATCCGGCCAAAAGATATTCAAATGATGGGCGATGAACTCTTCTTTTGAGAGCCTTTTGGCCGGTTCCTTGAGGAATGTTACATTCTCGTATTTCAGCATGGCGCTCAGAGTTGTTCTATGCCCTCGACTCCTGCCTCAAACAGAGTTTCCGGGGCTTTGAGTTTCGGTGTGGCGCCGGAAGTAACGGTGAGGGTGAGGGTCTGACTGTCCTCATCGTAAGTTGCGGCACTCACACCCGAGATGAGGTTGGGGCTGTCGGATATCAGTTTGCCGAATGTCGGAGTCAGATCATATCCGCCGGTTTTCTCGATTAGCTTGTATGCGTTTCCGGATGAATCGGCTTTGACAAGTTGAACCGTTGTCAGTCCGATCAGGAATCGCGCGGGATTGAAGTCGAGTTTGCGGAAGTCGAGATTTTCCATTGACGCCCGCGCATCGGCGAAAGCGAAGTTTGCGATAAGCGATGCCGCCCCGCTGCTTGTCGGGTGCGGGACACCGGTCGGATAAATTGTGCTTAGGGGAAAACCGGCCAAGATGTCGGTACCATCGTTCTCTCCATAGAGGACATACTTCTCATCCCAGTAGTAGACATCGAACTTCATATTCATGCACCTGAGCATGGACGAGTTAAGTTCAGGATAGAACTTGTCGAGAGTCAGGGCATCGGTACGGCTGCTTACGCCGGTTGACTGGGCTCCGCCATAGCCGTTATCATTTACCTGTGCCTCTCCGCCGTTCTTTGCATATTCTACAAATGGGAATATGGGATATATGCGCTCCGACCGACTGGCGTGGCAGAGTTTTTTCAGCGCTTCCCCGGTAATTTCTGCCAGCAGTTTAGTACCGGCAGGCACGAGGATTGCCCCCTTGACCTTGTTCATGTCAAGGTAGCACTTGGAAACGCCCGCGCTGAACTGGGCGTTTTCGCATGTTCGGATAGGTCTCATAGTTATCTACACGATTTAGTTATTATTGTTAATTCGAGATTGGAGATGTTAATGGCATCAATGGGTTCGCTCACTTGTTCCCCGGTACCGGTGTGCGCCCCATATCTGCCATAAGAGTAGTTTTCAGAGTACTTGTGCCTTACTACCTCATCATATCCGAAGTCAATGCGCCCGTCCTCTTTCAATGCCTCAATCAGCCTGTTGTATATTGGCCGAAGAATGTTTCGGAAAGAACGCTCCAGTCGTTCCTCATTGCTCCACTGCCTTGATGTGGAACAGGCGATAAGGACGTTGACGGTGGCCTTGCTGAAATAATCGTGAGAGTCGCGTTTTTCCTCAAACGGACAGAACAGGGCTATGAGAGGAAACTTTATGTCGTTTCCTTTCGGGGTCTTGCTCAACTCGTCGAGATGGTCTTTCACATACTGGGAATTGCCGAAAGTGTAGTTGACTTCCGGGCAAGCCATCTCGCGTGTCATGCCGTTCCGGGAAGAAATTACAATTGTGCAGCCATTGGCGGTGGCCTTGACAACATCCTTGAATATCTCGATTATTTCGCGGCTACGGTTCATAGATTGAGGGCATTGATTTTGGATAAGAAATTGGAATTGGTTACAATGCCGGGGACATTGCAGTCTGAGGTCTTGCACCATGCTGAAAAGTCTGCAACCATATCCGCCATATCGTTCCATATCGATACCTGCCGACGTATGGGAGCGACATAATCATTGGCACATTTGAGCCGTACAAGGCCGGTCATTGTTGCCTGACTATTGCCATCGCGCAGAATCCGGTAGAACACATAGTTTGCAAATGGCTCTCGCAACTGCTCAATCACCATATCAAGATCCGCGTCACGTTTCTCTTGCTCGTCTTTGTCTATGAGTTTGAGATACGAGATTATGGCACCTGCGATATGTGTGCCGACAACGCCTTTTAGGAACGGTCTCTGATATTGCCGGATGTAAGCCTTTATAGCCTCGTTGACCTCTTCCGCGTTTGGATTAGGCATCTTGCCAAGGCTGGCGTTCTGAATGTGTCGTGGGCCGTCAACGAAATATGAGCAGTCTATCAGCATTGTTACTCTGATTTTTTGGTTCTTGTTTTCTTAGGTGTCGGGGTCGGGGTCGGTTTGGTGTCCGGCTGAGGTTCGTCCTTGACATCATCAAGGTTCACTTCTGTCATGTCATCGGCATCTACATTTTTATTATCATCCATAAAATCTGGAACATCGGGAACGCTTTCGGGCACGGATTCACCGGCATTTTCAACCGTTTCAGCGGGTTTGGGAACACTTTCGGCGGGTTTGGGAACGGTCAAGGATGACACCTGTTCTTCAAGTTCTGTTATGCGGGCATCTTTTACCTGCAACTGTCTGGCTGTTTCGTCACGCTCGTTTTTGAGTCTGACTACTTCATCACAAGCCGGACTTGTGGCCGGGAGTATAGCAAGCAATCCCCGGCGCACTTTGTCGCGGCATAAACGTCGGACGAAATCGAGTTCTTGGGGTTCTCCCCTTACGATTATGTCCATTAGTTTGATTCAGTTGTAGTTGTTACTGTTGAGGTTACGGGTTTTGTTATGGCCAGTTTGAGCTGGTTGATGTCGCCATAGGCGAATGTCCACGGCATATATACCGGGAAAATCACCTCTTCCTGGACGATAAGGACAACCTCATTGGTGAGCTTGGTCTCGACATCCTCGGCCCATTCGAGAGTCAGAGATGTGTAATCGACGAGATGGGCACCGGCATTGAGGTCTCCGAGCATATACTTTCCGGCAGGTATGCCTGCATATTCCACCACGGGGCGCGACGCGATATATTTGATACCGTTTACCACCTTGACGAGTCCGAGATTGCGGCCGAGCGCGTCTTTCTCGCTATCGATGGCATTGACGGTAATCGGGTTCAGCACAAGGAAGTTCGGGAAATACTGGCCGAATGTCATGACGGCGAAAGCGGTCTTGATGACATCCTCGGAGTTGGGAGCCTCGATGCTCTTGAAAGCGGCGTTGTTCACCTTGAAAGTCATCCTTGCGGCAGCGGCCTCTTCCTCGGTGATAGCTACATCGAGCAAAAGAACCTGACGGTCGGTTACTTTGACAACGTTGTGGGTCGCGTTCAGATTGGCGTTGGAGGTTGCGCCGGTGAACGTAATCGCCATGCCGTCGAGAACGAGTGGCTGGGGATTTGTGAACTCTACGAGAGCATCGGCACCGCCGTTGTAGGATGTTACGCTCTGTATGCTTCCAGCTTTGCCTTCTACGATGTTATCGGTGATAATCTTCTCGACCGGGAGAACGCCTTTGTGGTTGGCTATACCCAGAAGATTCTCGCCGTTGCCGTCTCCGAAAAGGATATTCCAGTCCTCAGCCATATATACGGCCTCGGGCATCATTGCTAGAATGTAGGAGCGCAGATATGCGCGGCTTTTGAGCATACGCTTGGAGATACGCATATGGGTACCGAGGCGTTTGGTGCCGGTCTGGACTTCTTTCGTCTTGATGCTCGATTCGGGCAGGCGTCCGTTCTCGGTAACATAACGGGCGTTGCGATCCATGGAGTCAACCTGTGTGAACGCGAGGTTGGGGAACGCAGGATCGCCGGTTAGTACCTGAAGAATCTCGCGCATATGCAGAGGCTTGTTGGCGATGGGAGACACTACACGGGACTGCTGCTGTGTAATCAGGTGTGAGCCCTCATAATTGTCAGTCATGGATACGACCTCTTTGAGAGAGAAGCCGTCGAACTGGCCTGACTTCCTGGTGTTGCCGGCGGCGAAGTCCTGGAACTTCTCGCTGTCGAACATAGCCTGGAGCTTTTCATCGAATTTGTTGATGGTCTGCATCGAGATTCCTCTCTGTTTGAGTTTCTCGACGGCCTCGGCTGTTGATTTGAGTTGCTTGATGAGGCCTTCGTTCTCCTTGCGCAGTTCTGCAAGAGCCTCGGTGTTGCTCTTCGACATCTGCGCACTGAGCTCGGTAAGTCGCTTGGCTAAAACATCATCGGAAATCATGCCATGGTTGGACTTGTTGATAGCATCGGTGAAAGCACCGACCATTGCGTTGATGAATGTGCGCTGCTCATCGGGGAGTCCGGCAGTCTTGATGCCGAAAATCTCCTGCACTTCTTTTTCTGTTAATTTTGCCATAATGCATTATGAAATTAAAAGGTGATTGTTTACTTTTTTGTTGCCGCATTCAATGTGGCCCAGAACGAGGCCGATGGCGTAGGTTCGGTGCAGGATTTCTCCTTATTGCCTTCCGGCTTATTGTCTTCGTCATCGGTCTTGTCCCCCGTTCCGCCTTTTGGGTCTTTGGATTTATCTACGGTAGCGTCCGGGGTAAGGATTGTGTTGCCGCGATAGACACGGGAATAGCAGTGGGGGCATCGGACGAAAGCAAGAGAGTCTGTGATGCTCTTTTCGGTCAGGCTCTCCTTGTTGCCTTTGAGAGAATCGATAATGGATATTACCTGCTCCCGGATTTCGGGAGTGAGTTTCTCCATCTCCTGACGCGCCATATTGCGGGCAGTCCAACTTAGCCACTCGCCGGCGGCATCGTGTACCTCTTGCGAGAACGTATGCTCCGGCAGACTGTCATAGTCGAACTGATAACCGCAACACGGACAAGAAACGACAAGACCGCCGCTGAGTGATTTGAGTAGCAGGTTGAGTTCCATATCGTAATTTTTAAGTCGCTCATCGGAATATCCGCGCTGCTTGAACGCCATGCGGATAAGCTCAACGGCATCTCTGATCTGGTTCTCGGTGGCGCTCTTCAGTCCTACAAGAAACGTCTGGGGATTGGCGCCCCAGCCGGTCAGCGTGGAGTATTCGAGCATCTTCCACCTCACAACCTTGCGACGGTCTTCTTCATCGCGGGCCAACGCTTTCACCCCTATGGAGTGTTCAAGGGTTCTGCCGGCGTCGCGGAAGAGTTTGTAATCCTCGAATATGTCACGGCCGATCTGCTTATGCAGATTGATTTGGCCGGTCATGATGAGGTTGTTGTCTTTCTCCTCACCAGACAGAGGCACACCCAAGAGCTGGCGTGTGTCGTGGTTGAGGAACCATCGCATTTTGCTGATGTCATTGCGGAGCGTGTCCACAAATGACCCAGGCATCGAGATGTCGTGCTGTGCGTCCTCGATGCCTATACCGTTCACCCCTACGGTGACGATACCCTTCTCAGTGACATCCAGTGCTTTTGTTTCGTACTGGAGATTAATCATCTGTTCTTTCATTACTTTCTCCTTTCGAGGGTTTATTATTTGGTTGATTGTTATTGTCGGGGTTCTTTTCGCCAGGCTGACCAGTGTTAATCTGAATCGGCGATGCCTGCGCCTTGATTACACTATCTACTTTGGCAATCTCTTCGGGTGTCATCTCAAACTTGGTTTTGTCGAAAATCTCGCCTTCAAGTGCATCTTCATGGATTTGTGAACGCCAGTCATTGATCGAGATAAGGCCGTTGTTGAATTGTGACAGACACCGCTCATTAATGAGTTTCTTTACTTCCTCACCCTCCTTCAATCCAACCTGCAGGCAAGCCACATCGTTGAAATCGCAGTCGAGATAAAGACCTTTTTGGTCAAGGCCGAGGAATGTTGTCAGAGCCTCGCAGAAGCGTTTGGCCGCCGGAATGATTACGGAGGTGTAGACACTCTTCTCGGCTGTATCCTGATTACTGAATGTCGATTGGTCTTTACGCGGTACAAGAACAGACGGAATGCCGAACACCGATGCTATTTTGATAGCATCCTCCAGCGTCTCGTCAAATGGTTGCAATTCGGTTATAGAGAGGTTGGTTCTTACGAAATTCACCGGAATGTCTGTAATTGCCCACGGTGATTTACCCTCGCCTACGCCGTATTTGCTATTGACCTGATTGCGGAGTTCTTCTTTTTCAGACGGTTCAAGAGCGACAGTACCAGCCTCATCCTCTTTTAGAGCCACTACGAATCCGAGGGCGCCACGTTTCAAATAAATCACATTGCGGGCCTCATATACGGCTATAAGGTTTGCAATGGGCTTCTTGACTGACAGCAGGCGACTTTCAGCTTTCAAGTATCCATCGCCTCTAATCAGCTCTGGTATGCCGTCACGGTCATGCCATATCTGCCAATATGGAATTGTCAGCCCGGAATACGCACCGAGATCGAGAGTGTAACCTTTTATCAGTTCCTCAATTTTGGCAATGCCGAACATGGGCACGCCATAACTGTACTCCATAGGCTTTACCTGAACGAGATGTGCCGGCAGACTCCAATAATTGTCGCACCATTGGAACTTGATTGCATCAGGAGTTACTGTCTCCGGCATCGATGACCTGAAAAAGGCATTGCCGGTGGCCAGCTTATAAACAAAATGCTGATACACTATCTCGCGCCACGTCATAATCGGGTTCGGCTGTTTGAGGATGGTATCAGCACCGAGGCGATTACACCAAACGAGGCTGTCATCTTTTACTCTCTTCAAATCGAAATGAGCCTCGGATATGCGCTTTGCGATGAAATCAATCGGCCAGAACACCTCCGGGATAGTCTTGAACAACTGTATGAAGTTGTTGCCAACTACCGATGGATGAACCAGCCTGTCTATCATTGACAGCATATTTTGGTATCTGAAAGCATCCTCTACAACGACATCCCGGCGGGTGCCCAGATTGTCGGGATGCTGTGTATCGTCCGCTTTGACAACCATTGCCTCCGCCTTTTCTTTGGAACCGAATATGCGTTGTATGAAATTCATGCTTTTCTCTTTTATGGCAAAGAAAAGCACAAATACAATCGGTTGCTCCAAATCACGAAAAAACCGATTTTTGCCAACATTGAAAAACGAGTGCTAAATCACTGTATTTTCAGAATTTATAACCTTTTTGTGCTCAAAACTGAAATTTGATAACGAACTGAATAAAGCCACTCAGTACCGCGCTTGCCTCTATGCTATCGCCGGTGGCTCGATTGTAATCAAGCAGGTTTGTCATAAACAAAGAATACTCTGCATCATCATTCAACTTCGCTTCATTGAAAAGCAGATGGTTCTTCACAAAGTCCGAAGTGGCCGCTATACGCCGGTCAACATCGATTACTTCCTTCATTGCTCTGACGTTTGGTATTTCCTTACGCAGATCACGGACAAAACGGAAATATGCCGGGCCACATTCAATGATGGTCTGTGGGCTGTTGGCATTAACAAGTATCTCGGCTATCTCATCGGTAGATGATGTTTCTCTCAACATCAAATCCACTATGTGCCATTTCTCACCACACAGTTTGCCCTGGACTAATGCGAATTTGCCGTTGATATTCGGCATGGCATATACAATTTCCCTGCCGTACTTACATTCGGTAATCGGGTTATAGAAATGAATGATACCGTCTCGGGCATAGAGATTACGCTTGCGGCGGTTGGAGAACGATAGGAACAGCTCTCGCAAAAGGTCGGTTATAACATATCTGAACGTGTCTGACAGGTGCCCGTGTTCCTCATAGGTCTGCATTGTAATTTTGTTCTTGACCTTAGTCTTGAGCATGGCGCCGTTTTCATCTTTCTGCGCACTCATGTAATCCTCTATCGAAATCTTGCAGTTCTCGCCGATGATGATTTGGATATCGGGTATTATGTTATCGAATATGGCGTTTATAAATTCGCCGGACATCGGTACACTCGGATTCTGTTTGCCTACGCAGTCAATAACCTCAATCCCCACTGATTGTAGGGTTGAGATTACGAGGTCAAGAAATGAACGTTTCTGGTCATCAATGGTGTTGGCATGGCGTGTCGAGGCATCGCCATGAAGGTATATACGGTCAACTCCCATCTCTCGCAACTTGGCCGCTACAAGCAACGCACTCTTTCGGGCTGTATTGTGAGGACTCTCGGCCGCAATCTCATCTATCTGGCGAATCTTGATACAATCATCATATTCAATCTGCCAGAATGTGTAAGAGATATAAGGCAGCACATTGTTATCGACGCTCACATGGAGCGCGAGGTCGGGATTATATTTGCACTCGTCTGTGTGCTTGCCACGGTTGAACGAGCCGAAGAACTCGGAACCGGTGCGGATAACGCCCCATTCTCCCAGAGCGTACACGTTATAGTAGTCGGGATCATTTTCGCGGTCATATTCAAACGTAGCGATACACTGCTCATCATAGTAGCCGTATGTGCCATCGGGTGAACCGACAACCCAAAAGTTATTGAGGTAGGTAGTCTGGATAACAACGGTGTCCGGCGAATGTTCTATCATCTCTCCTGTTCTCTTGTGCATTATCACACGAGGCTCATTCATCCTTATAGACTTGACTTTCGTCAGTTCTGACGGGATAATCTGATTGCCTAACTTAACAGTCATAGGCACATAGTGCCACTTCTGTTTGTCAAATACGTTTTTTTTAATCCAATGAGTTTCCTTGATAGGGTTGAATGTGTAAATAATTTGCTGACCCTCCATGCCACGCAGACGCAAACGGATCTGTTTGTAGTCAGCCTCCTCAAACTCTGACCATTCATCAAGGATTATGCGCTTGAAACTTGATAAACCTTTGATTTTCTCGGCGTCATCGACGCCCTTGAATACTATACGAGCTTTATTTTCAAGGCAGGTTATTATCTTGTTGCCATCATTAAACTTGAACAGATGAGTTATTCCGAGTTGCTCGGCTGCATTCTTGAAATCTTGATAAACGGTATCTCTGATAGATGCCCCAACCTTACGCATTACAAGATGACTCGTGTCCTCCCATAAAGTCAAAATGAGAACTATCTGCGCCATGCTGTATGTCTTGCCGGATGATGAACCACCGAACATGATGATGTTACGGATGGTCTTATCCTGCATAAACATCAGGAGATAAAATGCGAGGGGATTGAATAACTTATAATTTAGAACCATTGATTTTCGCGGTTTGATGGCTTTTTGCTGGCATTTTGCTACATTTGTCAGTATCCCACTATTGGGAAGAGTTTACATTTTGCTACTTGTCGGGCTATATATGTTATATTGAGGTTGTAAGATTTATTCCTGATCATCACCGAAGCCTATACGGATTTCTCCCTTTATGTTGCCCGTATTACTCACATTGACTTCTTTTGGGGCATCCCAGCCGTTCCATGAACCTAATAATCTTGCAGCCTCTACACGGCCATTCAGTTCATATTCTACAATGCCTCGATTATTCTTAATTTTCTTCAAGGCGTTGCGCATGCGCTTTGGTAGTTGGCTGGGAGCCTTCATCTTGATTTTACCACTTTTGGGGTCAACCATGTAGAGGTCATTGGGGTCTGCGGTCACTATATCCATAAGTACCTTTTCGACCTTTTTGCGTTCAACCACTGATGCGGCAGCGCGCTCGGCTCGTATTTCCTCTATCCTTTGGGCAACCTTTGGGTTATCCAGGAGTAGGCTTGCAGCGTTCCAAACCGAATTAGGCTGCATATTGGTGGCATCATAGGCCATACGGTAAGCCTCGGAAGCATTGCCGTCTGTGTCGAGATAGAATTGGCAGAACTTCTCTTGCTTTTCAGTTGGTCGACGCTCTTGAGCTTTGTTCTGTTTGTTTTTCTTTGCCATTGTGATGATGTATGAGAGGTTTATATAATTCGGGAGTAAAATTGTATATAATCAGTGGCTGAATTTGTAATCGGATAACAGCCACAGAGAAAGTATCTCGAATGGGTTACTGTCATTTATGTTCATGATGTTGTTTTGTCTTTCTCCCGCCCCTCAAAAAATTTTCACCAAAGCGTGAAATTATGCCCATTGAGTCGATTTTTAAGGCATTGTGGGCGATTTCGGTGTGTCGGTATAGAGGGGATTGTATCTGATTCATGGCCGGGAGAGTGGATTTTAGCGGTTATTGATGCCTATGATGGTGAGGACAATATCACGGTCGGCCAACAATGAAGCCGTGGCCGTCAGAGTTGTGCCGGTGGTAATGATGTCATCATATACTATCACCCGCCGCTCGGCGATGGGCCGGAGCAGATGAAAGTCAGGCTCCAGACGGTTGCGGTTGATACACTGAACGGCATCGGCATAAAACGGAATACCGAGGCGCGCTGCTATGCGCTCACATACAGCCGTGGCGAAGTGGAACCCGTCTGCATGACGGCGCCGGGGCGTGGTTATGATACACCAGTCTTCCGTATTGTTGACAAGACGCTCAATGAAGTTGGCGGCAGTATCGGCAAACAATTCCGCTATGTCGGCCGACTGCTTAATCTCGCTGAACGGTGTGCCATGCTTGGTTCGTTTGTACTGCGAGAAATACACCAGAGATCCGAGCTGATGGATTGCCGTGCGTGCTGTCAAATCACAAAGAGGGATATTCCCACCTTTCAGCCGAGGCCGAGAGGTAGGAACATCCCACTTATCCATTCGTATGATTCTACTGCGCCGTGCCATTGTGGATTGTCTCAAATACGCGCCTGATGCCATCTTCAACAGGCGTGTATTGCAAAGGTACAGTAAACAGGCTATCATCAACCGTTTGGGCGATTTTGTCAAAATCCCGTTTTTCGGTAAGTAGCGTTATTTCAGTGCAGTTATGCTCCTGGACTGCCAAAGCGAAATCATAGACGCTGGTTTCCTCCGGGTTGACGATGTTGATGAGCTGCTTGTTACAGCCATAGGCATAGATTAGACCCTCCACAACATCATCGATGTAGGTAAAGTGCCGCACGTTGCGACCACAGTTTACGAGCCGAACCGGGTTGTCATTGAGTAAGTGCCAAAGAAGAGTACCTTGACGCGGATTCGGCCCATAGACGTTGTGGAGACGGACTCCGGTGGCTTGTGGATTGTAGCACCGGGCATATTCCTCGTCAAAACGCTTGGATATGCCGTAAAGTGATGTCGTGTTAGGGCTGTTGGCCGTGGAAGATGATGCATACACCAGCTTTACGCCGGCACGCTTGCAGGCATCACACACGGCCATAAACGTTTCTACGTTGTCGTGTATGATAAGATGGTTATTGGTGTTGAATACAGATGTCTGTGCGGCCAAATGATATACACAGTCGGCATCGTTTAGATTTGGAATGGTATCGAAGAAATCTTTGGCTTCAATACCTTTTGTTCGGTCAATACTTATGACCTCAACGCCCCGTCTGGAGAGAGCGGCGGCGAGAGCCTTGCCAATAAAGCCCTCGCCGCCGGTGATTACTACTTTCATGATTATTTCTCGTTTAGTTTGTCTAACAGTTCCTCTGCCTCTCGCCGGGCAAAATCCGGATCTTCTTCATCTCTGAAAGATTTTACACTAATCCAGATTCCTAATAGGATATGAACCTGAACTATGTATGTCGGACAATATAAATGCCGATTTTGTGTGTGAACCCACTCATAGACCCGTTTGATACGATACTTTTTTCTCATTGTGATTTTGATTGTGTTATGGTTAATGTGTCGAAGTTCAGCATATAGAAGCACGATTGATAGACAATGTGCTTGCCGTAGATTTGGGCGGCGGCGTGTTCCAGCCGACAGCCCTTTGAGTTATGAAAGCCGGAACCGAAGACCACGCCCTCTATGTCATCGGCCAACAGAGCCTCTATGTCCTGGCCCATATAGTAGGCATAGGATTTATCCGGCATGGGGCATACGTCAAAGGGGGTAACACATTCATGGCCGTGTGGCTCCAACCTGGCCTTGACACACTCTGCCTGATATTTGGCCTCATGGAGCGGTCGACCACTGATTGGTATTGATATGTAGAGTTTCATGATGGCTGTAATTATGGATTTTCCACTTCAAGAAGAAGGCATAATTCATCTTCATCAAACATGCCCTCGGCTCGGTTCCTCTCCCTCTCGACATATACGAGTGGCACGGCATACCGCCATCGATCCCGTTCCTCATCCCATGCGTCCTTGCTCGTCTTGTCCGTCACAAGAAAGATTGGCGTGTCAGCAGGTAGATTCTTGATCTTCTTGCGTAACTCTCCCGCAGTCATAGGCTCTGCTTTAAGCTGATGGTCATAAAATTGTGTCATGATTACGATTTGTTTTTAAGATATGATGAACATTTGAACCCTTTGCGTGGCGTAAACTCATCAAAAGAGCAGGATTTGAATATCATAGGTTTGTTGACGTATTGGGCGAGGTCTTTTTCATACTGTGATGGCGTGCGTTTGTTCTCAAAATCGCGGTAAGGCATGACGTATGGTTTGATGCCGAAGGAGCGAAGTGTTTCAATCCGAAACATATCCTGCTCAATGGTGGAGTTGAACCCTACCAACACATAGCACATGATTTTGTATGGCTTGATGTAGCGCGTGACCTCTCTGAGTTTGTCGGTGAGGTCAAGCGCAGGCAAATCCCATGCGATATGGATGTTCCGGCGTAGGCGTAATTTATTGAGCCAGTACGCCTGCTCTTCGTTCATAATCCTTATGTCAACTCCGTGCAGGTTGACTTTCTGCCCGGACTTGATGAGATAGTCAATGGCACTCTTCCATTCGGGATTGGCAAAGAAATTATTGTCAAGCACCTCTATCCACTCGCCTGTGGGATTGAGTTGAACCGGCTCGACAGGATGTATCATACCCTCTTTGTTGTGGACGAGGCAGAACGGACAATGCCGTATGCAACCACGGCTGAAGAATTGGATCGAGAAGGGATATTGAGGATATAGCGAGTAATCCATTGCGGTGGAGTGCTCTATCTCCTCCGAAAGTCGGCTTTTGACATCATATCCAGTCCCGCCTTTGATAATCTCACATCCATACTGACCCGTAAAATCCGGCGTGAACGTGAATATCTTTGAGGCATACACTCGCTGATAGTTGTTGCCGAACAAATCCGGGATTGCCCATTCCACACTATTGCCATGAGTCTTATGCCACGCCGATATTTTCATAAGTGCGAAATTGGGAAAATTGTGTCCGTCAACATCGATAAGTCCGATATTCATATCAAGATGGTGGTTTGGATTTTGCGTAAATGGGGCATCTCTCACGGTAGGCACATTCTCCAGCCTTTGCCTGGGCGAAACGCTCATGCCATAGTGCCTCGTAGAACTCTGTGCCCATTTCAGCCTCTTCGTTAAGGTATGATACGAGTTTCATACAGAAGAATCCGTTGTTACTCTCTTTGTCATCGTGGAGTGCCACTATGCCGTTACTGTTTGGTCTTGCCATAACTGATTTGTGATTAGTTTGCCACTATTGCCAACTTAGTTCCATCGGGATAAGTCAGAGCCTTTTTGAATAACTTATGGCATCTTGCAGGTATATTGCGATACCGCAGATGCCATTCATTCCATAGGACACAGTGCCCGCGTTTAGCGCCGGGAGAGAGGCGTGTTGTCCCCGTGATTAGACAGGGGCAACTGCCACAACTTCCCGGTTCATCATAGAACTTGTAGCCGTTTATCTCTATCATACAGCTACAGTTTTAGATTTTAGGCTTTGTATAGCCTGGCAAAGCACCGGACACCATGCTTTCGGGATGCTGGTATGAACGGCGTTGCCGATGAACTTCTTTTGGTCACTCTGATTACCCAGCAGCACATAGTCATCGGGGAAACCTTGTATGCGTTTCAATTCTACGACCTTGAGCATACGCATATAGATGTCGGCCAGACCATACTTAGCCATAAATTCCTTTATTTTAATCATCATGGGAGAGTCCGTTTCATAAACCTCTATAGCTATATCCCCGCTCTCCGTGGTTACAAGGCATGGTGGCCGTTTATCCATTCTTGCAATCAGAGTGAAACAAGGCTCATCAATAGACCTGCCGACCGAATTGAATTGAGGATTCACAAGGAAATGCTTTCGGACAGTCACAAGACTATGTTTGGGATTTGTGGTAACACAGCCGCAAGGCTCATCAATGGATGTGGCCGTGCTTGTGCCATAGAACATGGTCAAGAACTGTGCACTGACAAGAGCGTGATGATCTACGCAGGTGATTGCGCCTGCCGGCCCGTCAATAGATATGTTCTTATCCTCCGGGGAGCCGTTGAACTGCTTGGAAAGAAATGCGACTTGGGCCACGCCAAGTCGGTTCTGAACGGCTACTGTCGGGCAAGGCTCATCAATGGACGGCGGAACATATTTTCCTCGCTGGCTCATGCTGTTGAACTTGACAAGAAATGCCTCTTTACCCTCGGCAACAAACCTTATCAGTCCAGCATAGATACGTTTGAGCGTGTTCTCGGCCAAAGGTTTCTTCCTTGTGAAAATTGACTGGCCTATCTCTTCAAGGTTGAGGACGTGTCGAACAGGCCGCCATCTCTCCAGATTGCCAGTGGGCCGTCGGCTGTGGGTAGGTTCCGGGAACACGATGGGCAGACCCATTTTGGCAAACATTCCGAAATACCGCTTGCGTGTGGTTCTGGCGCCATAGTCGGCAGAGTTGAGCAGGCGGTAGTCGTAATTGTAACCAAAGGTCTTGACATTCTTAACCCAACGGACATAATCACGGCCTTTATCCTTTGACATCGGCCGGCCATTATAATCGAGTGGCCCCCATGACATGAACTCCTCGACATTCTCTATCTGGATGAAGTCGGGATTGATGGTCTCGATATAGCGGTAGAGGTGCTCGGCAAGCGTCCGGCTGTCTGCATCGCGGGGCTGACCGCCTTTCGCCTTGCTAAAATTGGTACACTCCAAAGAGGCCCATAAAACAATCAAGGCTTGCGGATTCTCTTTTCTGCAAGCCTTGATATGCCTCATTAGCGATGTGAGGCTGAGCGTTCTGATGTCCTCTATGAAGTGGAGCGCGTCGGGGTGGTTGGCGGCGTGAGAGGCTATCGCGTTCGGATCGTGATTGACACACGCGATAACCTTTGCACACTGCTCTCCATGTAGCCGGGCCTCGTTGACTCCCGTTGAGGTGCCGCCGGCCCCGCAAAAGAGGTCAATGTAAAGCAGATTTATCATCGTCTTGTGATTGAGGAAATTTCAGCCACTTTCTCATCGTATTGAGGCGCGCCCCATACATCAAAATAGTTTATCCCAACGCAGTAGGAATAATCTCGGTTCATTCGTCTTTGTAGCTTAAATTTGCGATTGTCAAATAAGAATCATCTTCTGGAAACGAGAGAGGTTGGTTTACGATCAGACATCCAAACCAATTAACTAAGACATGATCTTCAATGGTGGCTGGCTCACACCAATCTTCATCGGTGTGCCGGATGTCATATATAAACTTACCCTCTGTTTCTTTTTCGCGGTTGATGCGGTGTTCTGTAAGGGCAGCCTCGATAAATTGATTATCTCCAGTCTCAATAATGACTCTTTGAGCCATCCTATTATTCAAGACTGTTTTTACGGTAGGTCGTTCCATTGATGTCTATGTTTGTTAGTACCATGAAAGGACTACGGAATCATTACGCTGGTCGCTGAATGAAATCCATCTGGCGATAATGGCAATGACTTTATCGGCACTCTCTTCTATGTCATGTAGTTTCGCCCATTTTTCAAAATCCTCTTTATCAGAGGCGATTTTGGCGATGAGGTCGCCGAGTTCGGCACGCGGCACCTCAAGCTGTGCCGAACATTCTACATCGTCACCTTCCCATGAAAGGCCGGGACAATTTTCTGCAAGCATACGATTGATTGCCTCTGACTTTCCGTTGAAGTTATCGTACTTATGGTACTTGACTTGATAGACTTCGGCTACATGTATTCTGTATCCCATGTTCTTGCGGTTTATTGGTTTGACTTGGCTATCTCGTTCACGAAACAGAGAGTCCAGCGGTTGATGTAGGCTTGCCAACAACCCATTGACGGCGTCCATCGGAATCCGTTCTGTTTCAGTTTAGTTCTCATGTCATCGTCCGGCTTGCCGGGGAAATAGACTCGGACACGGTTCTCAGAGTAACACTCTTCGATTGTTATGTCGCCGACCTCATACTCTCGATTTTCTTTGGTGGCAAGAGATTTGGCTCTCGCAAGTTGCTTTTTGGCGGCATTTATTTTGGCATTGTTGTTTGTGAGGCTATATGCCGGCCAACTCATATTCTGGGTAATCATCTTTTGAGCAAAGGCAGGCGTGTGGCCATTTTTGGTCAGAGCCTCTAACTTTTCGCTTTCACTCATTGTCTTGGAGCGCATAACCTTGTTGTCAAGTTTCATCCGCTCCTGAACCGTTGTAAGTTCGGCAATCTTGGATTCAAGCCGTTCAATCGCGTCATCATCGCCGAGATAGATATTGTCGTTGTTCTCGGCAGCCTCGGCTTTCTGACGGTAATAAGCCGCTTTCTCGGACTCATGCACGCTCCGCATCATTGCCCCGTTTGAACGCTCAAGAGCGCGGCGGTGAGCTTTCTCAGAATGGTGGCCTACAAGGATAGGCTGGCCGAGGGGAATGCCTGCTACGGCGGCATTACTGGTATTGAAAGCCGCTGTGGCTCTTTTCTCTGCATTCTCAGCATATTCACGGTAACGCTCTGCCCGCGCCTCTTGCCTTTCTTTCCTGTTCATGCCTTTTCAGTTCTGATAAGTTCGACACGGATTACAGAGTGATATTCACTCCTGATTTCACGCTCCGCCTCTTGGCTATTGTCACCATAGGCCCAGGCATTGAAGCCATCATCTGGATCGTAGGTCGTATAGACCCGAAAAACATACTTGTTCATAAATTTGTGGTTTATTGGTTTGACTTATGCTATATTTTTTAGTTCCTCATCAAGTGCCGACCTTAGTTCGTTCAAATCATCATCGCTAAACTCAGATTCTTCTTCCGTCTCTTCATCGTAGTAGTAGGCGGTAATTTCCGTAACCTCACCCCAAGCTTTCCGAAGGACGCAGCTCGGTGGATTCCAATAATCGCCTGGGTCATTGTCCCACTCTCCACAGCACTCATAAGTGATTTCTATGAACCAACCGTCTTCCTCATAGCAGAGATAGTTGGTTGTGCTATCATCACATCGACCCCATCCATCCTCGTCTCGCTCGTAGTAAGACTCTCCGATTTCGTGGCCATTATTTGAGAGCTTTTCAACAATGGCAGGAATAATGGCGTCAAGATCGGCTTTTGTTTTCATTTATATGGTGGTTATTGGTTTGACTTGTAGTTTGTTATACTGTAAAGTTAGCCATATTTTACGAATGGTGCAATCAGAATGGCCACCATTTTGCATCTGATTTCCACCATTTTACCACCTTAACATTTGTCAAATAGTGTCACGTCTTTTTGGTTCGCTACGGTATCTTCTTCAGCCATTATTGCATCGACTACACTGTGGCATCGATTGGCAAGGACTTTCACACAAAGAGTCATGTTGTCGGTTATCTTCATCTGCTGTCCGAATGTCTCGGCAATATCCATGCAAATCACAGATATGAGGAAACAATACGGATCTTGCTTGCGGCTACATGGGGCATTTATGCGCTCGGCTATGACCTTATCCATGTTCTTGTCAAAATCCTCTACAAACGTGAGCATCATCCTGACAAACGCCACTCTTGCCGGAATCTCTTTGTGAGGGTGGCCGACATATTGTCGGGCGGCCTCATTGGTGAACGTACACCAGCTTTGGAATAGGTCAAACTCTATGGTTTTACGCAGTCGTTCCAGATAGTTTTGATAAGCATACCATGAACGGCCATAACTTTTGCGCAACCCATAATTATACTCGTCGATACACTTGCGCATCTCGCGGTTGTGGCGTTTATATTCACTCAACCTATTATCCCGGCAATACTTTATGAACCCCTCGGCCTGCTCCAACGCGATAGCGGTAAGCATCTGAGGAATGAAGTTCATCAGTACGGCCTCTCTTGCTCCGAACAGCTTGATGCACTCGTCGGAACTCAGGGATTTGGGCGGTTCTTTCTTCTGCCTTTTAATATTTATGCCGAAATCAGGGAGCTTGCTGATGAGCACCGCGTCCGGCACGATGCCCATCTTTGCCAGCATCTCATTGTCTAATGGTGGTAAATTCATTTACTTGGAGAATTAAAACGGCTCGGACTTTGGATCCGAACCGCCGAACAGGTTATTTGATGGTTGTGGTACGAGGGTGTCGAACAGACCGGGAACTCTCGGATGCAACGCCTCGTATTCATCTCGGAAGAACTCTTCTTTTGTTCTACCATATTTTTTACCCTTTCGGGTGTGAACATCGAATGTGTATGGAGGAATCTCAATGGGAAACGCTCTGACATCATCCAACCACCGCTCTACATCCACATCGTTGCGGTCATAGACAAGATTTTGCAGATGATCCGCATCGCGGTTCTTTCGGCACTCGCATAGGAGCAATACTGCTTTACTCACGAATATTCGGCCTTTAGGCTCGGTCTTATTCTTATTGACCAGTTCGTGTCCCTGCCACAGAGCCTCAATCTCTTTTGTAATGAGTCCGTAGCAGTCCTCGGCAGAGATGGTAAAGAGCCGTTTCCAAACATAATCGCGATAGTTGCTGTGCCATAATTCGAGGGCGAAGAATCCGGCAACCATTGCATCGGCTCGGCGGATGGCTTTCTGCATTGCGGAGCTGACCTCAAAGAAATCATATCCTTGTATAGTTCTTATTCTCATAACTTGCTAATTTTGTTATCCTTACATCAGTAAAGTTAGCCAAATTTGGCGAGATGTGCAATCAGATTGAACACCATTTTAACGCCATTTTATCAGCCTTCTACGGTTAGAATTTGAACTTACAGGAGATGTTATACTCCACGAGTTGCTTAGTCTTGTCTTTGCCATTGTTGGTCGCGTTCTTGATGTTGATACTGTCTCCAAAGTGCTTTTTGATGAACAGTATCGAGCGGCGTTCCTCCTCCTGGTTTCGGAACGCGGCCAGCCCTCCGGCATTGACAAACGTACCCTTTTGGGCGAAATTATAGCGGAGGTCTGTCAAGATCCGGCGCTCCTTGTATTTCATGTAGCATGAAATCCAGAAATCCTCTTTAAGCCGGATTTCCTCATTCCACCACACATTTTTGTTATACCTCACACCATAGGAGCATCCAGTAATCATCTTTGACAAGGAATAATATCCCCATTCGTTATACATCACAGGCGATATGGCGGAAGTGAACCCGAACACATGAACATCGAGCATGCATGCCAGCTCATAAAGAGAGTTGATGATACGGGTTATTATATTCGGATCACGGATAACTCCCGGCTCTCCTTTCTCGCAAAAGAGAGTTTTTACAACGTGGACATCATCATCGAGCATCATAAGCTCGCCGAAATGACGGGCCATCCAATTACGTTTGGGGATAAGACCTATCACATCATCGGGATGTGTCACAATCTCACATTCGGGGTTGAATTGTCGATATAGGTCTGCCTGGCTTTCTGCCACGCAGATTATTGGGTCGTTGACGAGTTTCTTTGCGAAAACCCGATCATGTCGCTTGTGGGAGGGAATTACAATTTTGAGACTCATTTCTTCTCGCCCTCCAAAGCGACACGCACATCTTTTACGTCAATCACATTGCTTTTGCCAACCTTGCCGGTCTTGTAAGACCTCATACGCTGCATACCGAGCCGTTCACGGAGCCAGTTGCTGTCAACCTCGTTGGCCGACTGTATGATGAACAACTCGTGTTTTTCATCATATTTAGGAACCAACGGATATATGGCCGTTTCATCGGTTATTGCGTCAAACCGCTCTTTGAACTCATCGACTGGCTTCTCCGGGGCAAATTCAACGCCCCAATCGGCAAGTTCGGTTTTATCCCACTCGTTGTTCATCACATCGAGGTCATTTTCTCCGAAGTTCACATTGTCCTTTGTGGCATACTCCCTCAACTTCTTTACTTCGGTTTCAGGGTTGAGGATTTTGCATGGCAGCTCGGTGTAGCCGAGTTCCTTGCAGGCCCTCAGACGGAGATTGCCGCAAACGACTATGTAACGCCCTTCGGGATATGGGAACACGATGAGTTCGCGCAGTTCAAGCATCTCGGGCGATTCCTTGATGCTCTTTTTCATCGCCTCATAGCGATAATCCCGAAAGAACCGGGGATTCTTCGGGAGTCCTTTGAGTTGCCCCTTGTTGAAATCCAAGAG